AATATTAATAAACTATATCAAATTTATTATTTATTATTTATTATTTATTGTTCAGATTCAGGATCCTGATCATCTACCACTTCATCTGCCACTTCATCTACCACTTCATCTTCTACTTCATCTTCTACTTCATCTTCTACTTCACCTTGAACATCATTATATTGTTCATTGTGATTATCGGTGTGATTACGGAATACCTTGTAGTTATATCCCGTGTTTTCGGTTAGAAGTGGACCACCATTCACACCCCTAACATTGAGACACACAACCTTTCCATCGCGATCACCCTTGTCAAAGGAGACATATTCCCCTGGATGAAGCTTCCTATAAACACTCTGTTCATCATTAACTACAATATCTGAAAAGTGAACAAATACACCATTATTGGATCCATCCAGACAAACTCCTCCTGTCATATCTACAACAAATCCGTAACCCTTTCGCGAGTCAAACCAATCAACTCGTCCAATGAATGCTCCATATTCGTTACTGTTACTACTATCCATGCTTTCGGTCATTATACTATAATATTATGGAATACCTTTATATAATTTACATATGTTAGGCACATTATTCAAAATATTACTCACAATTTGTTTCGCAGTGATCCTAAAAGCAATTCACGATCAGGGTATGTTTAATCCAAATGCAGATTTAAAACAAATTGATGAAGTCACTGATCAAAAAATAAGAACTCTTAAGACCGAATTAAATCCAATGAAATTTACTTTGGATCATTTATTTGGGCAGGAAGAGTTATCTCTATCTTCATTAAATGATAAAAATCCCGGATACATTATCAATGATAAAAACAAACTAATCTCATTAAATTCTATCTGTTCAGGTAATGATTTTAGTATTCATGAGAACGAAAAATTGGTAATCGATTTGAATCTCTCTTCCCAAATGAACGAAGTTATGAAGTATTTTAGAGAACCATTATCAGCCAACGTCAGAAACTATCTGTCTCTGTATCGAGGCAACGTGATTGTTTCATTAACTAAGAATACTAACAATACGTGTATCTTTGTCGGTATTTCTGATAATACTGTTATTTATTTATTTAATCCGAAACACAAGAATGATATCGTTGGATCAAGCGACGGTATCAATTCTATTAAAAAGTGGGGAATTAAAGTCATCCTAAATAAGAATGATATTCTGTACATACCTCCCGAATGGTTCTATGTCTATGAAGTGAATGATGAAACTATCTTAGGTAAAATAACCTCCGACACCTTTCTAACATTTCCCTATAATTATTTGAGAAGTGTTTAATCATTTAAGATTATCTTTAACTAATTAAATATATAAACGATAGTAATGGATAAAGATAGTAACTATCCATTGAATTCAGAATGGAATTTGTGGTATCACTCCATTAAGGATACCAGATGGACGAAAGAAAGCTATAAACAGATATACACTCTTAAGAATCTTTACGATTACAAGATTATGGAAGAACTCTTTCAGAAGAATTATCTTCAGAATTGTATGTTATTTTTAATGAGAAATGATATCTATCCCTTGTGGGAAGATCCTGAAAATATTGAGGGATGTTGTGTTTCCTTTAAGATTCCTAGTAAAGATCTTGTTAAAACGTGGAACACGAGTATTTTAAAGATCATTTGTGAAGAGATTCACAAAGATAAAGATAATTTTAACGAACTGAATGGGGTTTCAATTAGTCCTAAAAAAGAATTTAATATCTTAAAATTATGGGTAAGAAGTAATGTTAAGAAATACACCACTTTATTTCATGAATTTGAACCTCACATCCATGAAAAGAATTCTTTAGTTAAAAAGAATGAATTTTAGATTGGCATAAAGAATTCTTTATTCTACATTCGGAGCTAAACATAACTTAATATCTCCTAGATTCGCTACAGCATACTTGATGACTAAAGGATAATCATTTTTGATATACATATGAATCTGATTACACATATTCGTGCATTTAGTAAAGAGTAATAGATATTTGAGAGAGAAGATCCCCTGAATAGGAGTTTCGGGGGCCGATGATTGACTGAACTGAAGTCCATTTTGAGTTTCTCCTAATGTTGTTTCTTGAGAAGCAAAATCCCCATTACAGTTAAACATTAAGGTTGAACCAACACTCTTAACTTCAACGTGTTCCCCAATATTGGTCATGTCCCTCACTAATTTCTGGAAATCGGAACTAGGTAAAGTCAATTCGGTTTCAAAGGATGCTGGAGGAATATTGATATCTTCATCATCGATATCTAAGAGATTTAGTTTGTAAGTTGTTTTTGTATTTTTATCATTATTATTCATCTGAATCCCCAACTGATTCGGATATAATTTATCAATGAATAAAGTTAATGTTTCATTATTAGACATTGTCTTAATCAATTTGTACATATTGGTCATATTCACACCAATTGTAATCTTTTCTTTACATTCATAATAATCAAAGTTCTCTGCCTTTAACTTCATATGAATTAGAACATTATGTGAATTATCAGTGGCTATTAACTTGATGCCTGTTTCATCAACAATAAAATTACAGTCGGTTAAGATATCTTTTAGCGCTTCCACTAAAACACGGAAAGCACCCGATTGAACGGTTTGGATATTAAATAGATACTCAGATGACATTTTATTCAGTTTATAGATAATAATCTTTAAATACAAACTTATCCAAACTTATCCAAACTTATACAAACTTATACAAACTTATCCGAAAGAATCACTTTAAAGATTACTGAAGTAATACATATAGTTATAACACCGAATCGTAGATAATAATGACATTAATTTACGAAGATTACATTAAATATCATGATGAATATACTAAGAAATACGGCCCCAAAACAATTGTATTTCTAGAAGTGGGTTCATTCTTTGAGCTGTATGCGATTCCTAAAGGGAAAAAAGATAATGGCGATGATGATGATGATGATAATGATGAAAAGAATTCTTTTATTGGGTGTGATATGAATGCTATCTCATCAATTCTAGATATTCAGATCACCAGAAAAAACAAGAAAATCAAGGAAGCAACGATTCATAATCCTCTTATGGCGGGATTTCCTTCTCACTCTGTGGGTAAATTCAGAGATAAACTATTAAATGAAGGATATTCTATTATTCTGATTGAACAAGTCACCAAACCACCTAATCCTGAAAGACAGGTTACCGAAATCTTGAGTCCGGGAACAGTTGTCGATGCTTTTAATCCAAATGATACAAATTATCTTGTATCAGTCTTTATTGACTCTTACAAAGTGAAAGAAAATGATAACAAATTAATCTATTCGGTCGGTCTAGCAGCGATTAACCTATCTACTGGTAAGAATTATGTTCATAGTTTCGTTACTCTGAAACAAGATCCCGGAATGTGGAGAGATGAAACTTATCGGTTAATGCAATATTATAATCCGAGTGAATGTATCGTTCATTATGGCGATGATTTAAAATTCACTTTATCTGAACTATCTCAGATGTGGGACATAGATGAACATATTATTCATAACAATACAAATTCATTCCCAGAAATAGCTAAGAATTCATATCAGAATGAATTCTTGGGCAAGGTTTTTAAGGAAACAGAAATGCTTTCACCTGTTGAGTTTTTAGACATGGAGAGAGAAAAAGAACTCTTAATGTCCTACATTCTAATGATTCAGTTTGTCTATGAACACAAAATTAATAACATTATGAATATCTTCTATCCAGAAAGAATTAATGATACAAATTATCTTGTTCTAACCAATAATAGCATCCGTCAATTAAATATCAGCGATAACTATTCCTATTACAAGGGTCAGAATGATTCTCTATTATCGATTGTGAATAAATGTTTGACAGCTCCTGGTAGAAGATTGTGTAAAGAAAGAATTCTTTCTCCCAGCATCGATGTCCAAGAAATTGAACAAAGATATCATTATTTAGATCTATATCAAACAAAACACGATGAAGTATTTCTCTATTCGATTGTTAGGGAACATATCTCATCTATTCTAGATATTGAACGACTTCAGAGAAAGATCTCTTTATCTTTGATCAATCCTTCTGAATTTTATGCTTTACATCAGTCGTACAACACTCTTCAGAAACTCAATGGAATTCTCAAAGAGATAGAATATATGAATCCATTCGTAAAAGAACATGAACATAGTATTGAGAAACTCACGGAACTCCAAAGAACTTATGAAAAGATTTTTATGACCGATGAATTGGAACGATATATTTCATTCAATCAGATCGACCAATCGGTCTTTCAGAAAGATATCTATCCCGAAATAGATGAATTAGATATTATGATTAAGAAAAACAAAAACTATATTTTTTCTATCGCAAAAGAATTGTCTAAATATGTGGATAAGAAAGCAGAAATGCCTATCAAAGTTGAATACAACGAAATTAATGATTGGCATCTAGTTCTCACTCGGAATCGCGGCAAAACACTGAAAAGTCGGCTACAAAACTTATCAAACAGAATAATCTCTTTCAAGGATAATGACGGAACAGAATTCCTGCGGAAAGATATCTCCGATATTCTAATCAAAGATTGTAAGAATGCTTCGTGTATCATTTTTACGGGAGAAAATGATAGGGATGAAATAAATGTATTCTCTAATCGGATTGTTTCCGCATCAAGAAAACTAATCGCTTATAACAAAGAAAAGTATCTTCTAACGATCCATCATTTATATTCTGAATTCAAAGATTACTTTGATACATTTGTTAAATATCTCTCACAGATAGATTTGTATTCCACCTTTGCGAAAGTTTCTCTAGAGAATAATTATAGTAAGCCAATTATCGTAAAATCAGAAAAGAGTTCTTTTGTTGCGAAAGGTTTAAGACATCCAATTGTTGAACGCATTAATAATGAAACTGAATATGTTCCCAATGATATTTCCTTAGATGAAGATGGGATTCTACTCTTTGGAACGAATGCGTGTGGGAAATCAACTCTTATGAAAGCAGTAGGCTTAGCAATTGTAATGGCGCAAGCAGGTCTCTATGTCCCTTGTTCTGAATATACCTTTTCACCGTATACACAACTCTTTACACGGATTCTTGGTAACGATAATATTTTTAGGGGACAATCCTCCTTTGTCGTCGAGATGACAGAACTAAGAAGTATTCTTAAACGATCCAATAAGAATTCTATGGTATTGGGTGATGAACTTTGTTCCGGAACAGAAAACATCTCAGCGATGTCTATTATTGGTTCTGGTTTAAAACATCTGTCAGATATGAAATGTTCATTTATATTCACATCACATTTACACGGTCTAACGAATATGCCTATCATTCAAAATTTAGTAAATCTAAGGATACATCATTTGAAGATTAACTACGATGAAGAAAGAGATCTTTTAATTTATGATCGCAAATTAGAAGAAGGGAGTGGTCCCGCGATCTATGGCCTAGAAGTGTGTAAGGCGATGGATATGGGGAATGATTTCATATCTACAGCGAGAGAAATCCAAATGAATTTAACCGATACATCTCCCAAATTGATTAATCCCAAAAGATCAAGATACAATTCGGATGTCTATATGGATTTGTGTGCTGTTTGTAAGAAAAACGCCGAACATACTCATCATATTAAAGAACAAAATACAGCCGATGAAAATGGTATGATTGAACATTTTCATAAGAATAAAAAACATAATTTAATTCCTCTGTGCGAAGAATGTCATATCAAAGTGCATCATGGTGATTTGGATATCAAAGGTTTCATCCAAACAAATAAAGGAATTCTTTTAGATAAGAATGAGTGATTATTGTTTCTTTTGTTTTTTTTGTATTTGTATTTTATTAGATGTTCCCTCGTTAATAATTATCTCACAAATAACCTGTTCCCCGTTAATAAGCTGTTTTAATTGTTCTGCATTAAGTGTGATATGTCTAGTATATTCCGCGAGACCTAGTTGATGGGGTATAGTTCTTTCTAGTTTAATCGGAATTTTTACTAAATTCGTAGTATCTGCAGAATTCAAATCTATTTCAACACTTCCTATAAATTTAATATCTAACGCAGTTATTACGGAAGTAGATTTTGTATTCGCATTCCCCGCCGGTTCAGAATCTGTTCCTTTTATCAGTATCTGCTTCTTCTCATCAACTATGTCCCATTCTATTACTCCGATGAGGGCGCGCATCAATTTTGTTCGAGAGGCGTCTATCTTTATTTTTTCAGCCGCTACTCGTGCTGCTTCGGCTACTTGTGCTGCTTCTTCTTCAGCCGCTACTCGTGCTGCTTCTTCTTCAGCCGCTACTCGTGCTGCTTCGGCTACTTGTGCTGCTTCTTCTTCAGCCGCTACTCGTACTGCTTCTTCTTCAGCCGCTACTCGTGCTGCTTCTTCTTCAGCCGCTACCTTCATTTGTGCCGTTCGTCTCTCTTGAGCTGATGCGGCTGTCAGATGGGCTAATCTCCTAGCTCTCTCTGCTGCTGCTGCTACTGCCGCTGGTTCTGGTGCCGCTGGTTCTGCTGCTACTGCCGCTGGTTCTGGTGCCGCTGGTTCTGCTGCTACTGCCGCTGGTTCTGGTGCCGCTGGTTCTGGTGCCGCTGGTTCTGGTTCTTCTGCTTCTGCTGCTACCACTGGTTCTGGTGCTACTGGTGCTTCCTCTTCTGGTTCTGCTGCCGCCAGGGCAGCTGCCTTTTTTAAATGTGCGCCTGTTGCGCTTTCTCTATGTCCCAACGCATCAATTACAACTGTTATAATCCGTCTGTCCCCCGCAATTATCCGTTTTAATAATACCAAATGTTCAATAAATAAACACATTATTAAATCCAGTCCTGTATTATTTAATATTAAACCAAATATTCGCTCGATCTCTTCTACAGATAGTTCTTCATTGAACAAAACTTTCAGTATAGATAAGTCATCTGTATATGTTGTTTTAAACCACTTAAACAACGCATACAATAACATACCCATTACATTTTTCCGCGTTGTTTCCCCTTGCGTCCCATCTTTTCCAAACGTTTTTTTGTATCTGGGATTATGTTGTTTAAACAAATCTAACATATCCCTATAACTCAATGCCATCTGTTTAATATCAACATCTATATCTCCCAATGAAAGAAAATCAAGTCCGAGGGCATTCTGCTGCCAATAAGAACACACAATTTCACAATCGTGTATCATCATATCCGCATCTGTATGGCTCCCAGCTTTTACTAGATCCAAAGCTGCGTCCATTTCTGGTTTTTCTATTTTATTTCTGTGCTGTTTGATATTATCTACTAGTCTCTTTGCTGATACATCACGAGAAGAATCTCTGTGTTTCTTTCTTTCACGATCTTGATTTTTCTTTTCTTCGAGTATTGTCTTTTTCTCCTCATCAGTTAGATCATCAAAATGTAAATGTTTAAAATGCAATTGTTGTTGCATAGTGGTCCAATTCTTCATAAATTTATCTCCTAAATCTTTTAGTTTTTTCCCGTTTAATTGTGTCGCATTTTTTTTTATTTGTATCTTCTGTTTAGTTACATTCGCAGCCACCTGTTCTGCACTGTCAGGTCCACCACCGTGCTCCCCACCGGAGTCTTGTTTATCTTTTAAATTACTAAATCTATGATGACTACTATCAAAATTATCATGACTATAAAGACATTCTGTGAACATACCCTTATTATCACCATTTTCAAGCGAAAATCTATTATCATTTAATTTGAGTATCATATGCGCATCCGACGGCATAAGTTCATGTAATTCTTGTTCATGATAATGAAATGCATACTGACGATAAAAAGTTTCATTCATAACAGTGAAATCTTCAGAAGAAGATTTATTTAAAACATACACAAGCAATAATGGTTTAGTAAATGTTCCATGATCAACTACATAGAGATTCGGTAGTCCTTCATTTGTTTTAATCATCCCCACACATCTACATAATTCGGGAACAATACAATGTAATTTTTGTTGTTCTGTTTCATATAAATCAGATGGATTTCCTTTTTCACTAATTTCTCTCCTATCGAGCCATTCACGTTGGGCATCTAACGGATTGGGGGATACTTTGGTCTCGTCAACTACCGGTTTGAGTTCTGCCTCTGCTGGATCAAGTGCCGTTTTTTCCGTCGCGTATAAGATAAGAGTTCTAACTTCATCTACCAACATTTCACAACACATACTTTTAAATAATTTTACTGATTTATCTGATTCACCTGAAGTAAGTAAATTTATGCCGAATGTTTCTTCCAATTCTTGTAACTGCCTACATACAGTAACACCGGCAATAGGAATAATTCTATCTAAAACGGTTTTGTCACCCTTTGAAGGAGTTGTAACAATTCCATATAACCCCCCCATATTCTTTCTTATATGGGGTAATAAGGCCGGTGGATTTGATTTAATTAAATCCATAATACTATTTAATGGGTATTCATTAGCTTGTAAGAAATCATATATACATGATACTAAATCTAACGAAATTTTTCTTCCATTATCTATTATTACCACATATTCATCAAGTGGATTTGTCTGTTCTGCCACTACTCCTTGTATTTTATTTCGGTTTTCTAAAGATGCTGTAATATATTCTTTCTCATCATATAGGACTATACAATCATCAGCACTATCAATACTGTCGGGTGTTAATCCTAGAAAGCAACGTATATAATCTGCGTGAGTTAGTTTGTATTCCGGGTCACATATGTGGGGAACAGACTCGCCCCCCTCACCTTTATATCCTATTTTGATTTCTGGATCCTCCTCCTTATTTAACACTTGAGATAAACTATCAATCATATTTACCCGGTGGATCATGGGAGTAAAAGATTTGCTGTATGCAAGGGGATCAGAACCTAAAACAGATGTAATAACTGCTAATTCTATATTCATAACAACCGCTAACTGCATCGCTTTAATAATATGTAATTGGATTAATTCTGTAGAACCATATATATCTGTTTTTTCATTTAATTTTAAGAAACATAAGATATCAACTACTAGAGTCTTCAGAATATCCACCGTTTGGTTCTCCTTTAGTATCAATATATCTTCTAGAGTTGTTAGTAATTTATTTACTAAATCTAAAATATCGCGTGGATTAAGAGAAAATTTTATTTTTTCTTCTGATCCTTCTTCGGGTCGCTTATAAAAACCGTAGTGATATAGGAATTCTAATAATTTGGTTTCTGTATTGAATATATCCTGTAAATCCGTTTGTATCGCCACAATCAGTCCATCACATTTATCTTTTAGTGCGGTCAATTCTACTGATCCATACGCTGCGTGTCTATTTCCAACTAATAACTCATAACATGTTTTCGCCTTTACATCCCCCTCATCTAGATGTCCATTTCCGTTTATTATAAGATTAATTAAATCTCGTAAACTGGTATAACCGATTAACTTAATATATAAGGATAATATACCGTGTATAAGCATAATATCGGCGTTATCGCCTCCTTTCTGTCCCCCTCCTATTAATCCCAAAGGATTGACTAATCCAAAAATTGGGTCGCCTTCTGTAAACCCCGATGCTATGAATGTTTTACCAAATGTTAATGCTTCACCAATTATATAATCTACAGTAACATCTCTTGTTTCATACATTAAATCCGTTAATAAATTACTCATTATTTCGTATTCTGTAAAATTTCCATAACATTCTGTTATGGAATTAAGTGGGGTCCCACCGCGTTGTACTCTCTTATCATTCTCACCACCAGATTGTCCCCTCCATTTGTTAATTATTTGTTGCATCGCTGTCACTGTATCCCATGTTTTAGATTTATCTCCTCCAACAATTCTTTTATTAAGAATTCTTTTTCTGAGTATTTTTGCTTGCTTACGCGATGATGACGTGACCTTCGATGGCCCACCCCCCTCTATACTACATCCACCTCGGTGTAACGTTTTTATTTTTGATCCTACAGCATCTATAGGATCCCTCAATGCTTCAGCTTGTAGTTCTCTAGTCATCACGATTCCTAACACTTCTTTAGGATTTGTGAAACATGAAGTTATATGTGAAGATAAACGCCTAATTATAGAATTTTCTTTTTTTTGATTCGTTGATTCTTCCTCAGTATCTATAACATCTACCACCCCCTCTTCCTCTTCCTCTACGACTTCCTCTTCGTCTTCCTCTTCTATTCCATATAAGTGTTCCGTAAATAATGAAGTAGTTATGGGTAGCCCCATTTGATCTGATATCATATCGCCTAATGCTAACTTGCCTACCATATCACTCAAGTCATGTTCTAGAGAAGTTGAAATGAGTTGTGCAGAACTGTGTGTTATTTTAGCGATAGCTTTATCTGGTCCGTCACTGGTTCCATCCATATTAAACGCATGTAATTCTAAACGTATCAAAGTTTCCTTATCTTTATCTACATCTAAAACCCACATTGTATCTAAATTACGGATACATTTTATGAGATTAATTATGGCATTTTTATTTGCTGGGGTATATTCCCCTTTCATTTCAATGCCTATTTCTCCAAGTATCTTATTTAATTCTGCCAGACCCATTTCATTATGGTCGTTATTCTCTTGCGCCGGGGCGAGAGGGGGGGTTCGTTTTAGTGTTCTAGATAACATACGATAAACATACCAGCATTTCTGATAATAATCAATCAGAGTCTTTTCGGTTAGTTCAAATACTCCCTTGCATTTCTCAACAAAACGTCTTAATAACTGAAAATTTATTAATAATTGTTGATTTGTGGATTCCCCCCCCGCGATTTCCTTAATAATCGTTTCATACTTCTTGTCTACAACATCATCTCCCGCTTCTAATTGACTTCTTCCTGGTATCAATTCTGCCTTCATACCGAGATGTTCACCAGTAGGTTGCTTTATATATCCAAAGATACCAGATTTATCCGATTTATCACCTTTGACATAACATAATTTATACAATAATTCTGGAGATATATGCGATAAGAATGTAGGATCCGAATTTGGATAAGTCATCGGGCATAATTTCTTTTCAGATATAGATCTAAAACATATCGGTAATTCATCATCTATTTTTACTGTTCTTTCTATAAACCCCGCTACAATTGCTTCTTTTTTAAATAGATTATGTTTATTATCGTGTCTATCATCTAAAGCTGCGGATAAATATGTTCTGGAAGATTTATGTTCTAAACTAGGATAACATACATCGCCAAAATGTGAGTCTTCGTCTTCTAATGTTTTTAAAAGCACCATGTTAGTTTTCTCTTTATCTGTATCGTCCTTTGAAAAAAAACATACACCAATATGTGTACCATCTTCTATTACATCAAACACCTTCTCATTGCTTGTGTTACTTAATACATAGTCGCGATCATGATATAATGAATGATATTTAGTATTTTCTGTATCCCCTTCTCCTTCTCCTTCTCCTTCTCCTTCTTCATGTTTTTTTGCCAACATATTTGCTGTTTTAACTTGTACAAAAGGTGGTAAATGCGATAATTTGTCTGATCCCGGACTTTTGATTATATTTCGTAATAACTCATGACAAGAAACATCATTTAACAAACATTGCCTATATAGAACATCATCATACAATAATTTGTAAGAACAAACTAAACACGAATGATATAAACGCGAACCTTCTTCCTCATCCTTTTTATCGTGAAAACAGCATTCTTCTCCATGTTTCGTTTTATCATGCTGTTGCAAGAATTTATATGCTATTTTTATTCTCAACTGATAGTTTATTTCACCAAAAACTTTTAACATCTGATTCAATGAATTTTTAGTATCTTCATCATTATAATGAATGGAAATCTGTATTTGAATATGTGCCATCAATTCATTAAATGAATATCCATCTACGTCTCCGGCACCGACGGCACTGGCGGTGCTCAGCAGTGCCGGCGTGTGTTTCGGTCGTTCGCGTAGGGCACCGGTCCCTTGACCATAATTCCACCACATCAGCAGCTCATCGTAGTTAATCGGTCTGTCGTCGTCCGAGACGATCCACTTCCACGCTTTACGCAGATTTTCTTCATCCATATCCCTTATCAATGCCTTTTCGTGCACGAGCTTTTTGAACCCCTCAAATTTAACCCCGTCATAGTCTTCCGCTCCATACATCCGAAACTCTTCCTGCGTCAGAGGGCTCTCGTCTGCCACCCCGCTACTGCTTAGACCATAACTTCTGAGTAACATATCTATTTCCGTATATATTTCTCCGATGGGGATCTTATCATTCGGTTTTTCCGTGTAAACTCCAACTGCTGTAGTGAGTTTAGTATAAAACTGAAAGTAATCTAATACTAAATAATGTTGTTCCGTCACTTCCGGTAAGGCGCTGTGGTGTTGTTCCGTCACTTCCGGTAAGGCGCCGTGGCTTTCAGGCCAAATGCTTGAGTTAATTACTAGGACAGTCATCGCTTCAATTTTATCCTTAAGATCTGATTTGCTTTGTGCTTCTGTGATCATTTCCTTATTAACATTGAGTTGATGCGCGCGGGCAGTTAAATCTCTGAGATTGTCAAAATGTAACCTATCTAGGGTTTTGAGGTGCGATTTTGCCAGCGCCCCGTGCATCCCGGCAACCGCCGTACCGACTGCAGTGGTAACGAGATTAGGATAGTTAATCGCATCTAGCAGATTGGTCACTAATATATCATCTATTGCAATTCCTCCATACCATTCCAATAAGCGTTTAAACTTATCTCCTAATTCACGTATATTTAGTAACACCTCTGATAACTTTAATCTTTGAGAATGTGTCATAGTTATGTGTCCTCCATCTTTTAGCGTCGCGCCCGACATATATAACTCTAAATGAAGAATAAAATTAAATACTACGATTATTTTTTTATTTTCCTCTCTCTCAGCCTCTTCTAACTTCGCGGCCTCTATTTCAGATGCACGCTTTATGAATTTATACTCATTATCCGTTTTAAGAATTTGCTGGTCTAAACCAGGTGATCCAGCAATACAACCGAGTATCCAGTATTGTGTCCATTTCTCCTTGAATGCTTTTCTCCGGTTTTCAGTTTTGGCAATAAGATTAACGATTTCGCGTTTCATCCTCCCCCATGGATAATTTTGTTTTAAAAGTTGATCCATCTCTTCCTTTACACCCTCATCTATCCCTTTTTTAATTATTAATGGATAACCCTTTCTGCTTAATATGGACGTCCCCTGTGGCATACCTTCTATCAATTGATCGATCTCAGTCGTGACCTCACTCACGATGGTATTAGATGGGGAATCAATTATGACCTCAACGAAGACCGCTTCTTTATTATTGGTATCACTATTCAAGTATTCCACCTTAAAGCGATCCTGGTTATCCAGGCATCTGGACGCTCCAATTAGCGGATGTTTTTTATTCGCCGCACCCATTATGAGAAAACGATTTGGTTCATCTAAACTAGCATGAAGCCCTCGGTCACCGACCCCCTCCTCTAGCACTGTCCAGTAGGATCTTGTCTTCTGCTGATCGGTTTTCTCATTGTCAAAGGTTATCATAAGTATGTCCTCGGGTACACTCCGCACTTTTTTCTCTGCCGTTCGGATATTATCCACGCTTTCTTGTGTCATTTCACTAATCTCCGAAAGTAAGCGTTTGCGTTCTTCTATTAGCTCATCCTCCCTGCCCCCCACTCCTGTTTGGCTAGGGCGGGATGTTGGTCGTGTCCCTGTTATCCTTTCCCCATATTGATATTCTGAACACTGACACATTCTCAACTGATCTAAACAACGCGTTTGATATGTATCGAAATCTGTTTTATTATTATCGTATTTATCCCTTGATGTATCGTGGGAATTAAAAACACACGCCTGAACATATACACACTCCTTTTCATTAACTTCTTCGTCATATTTATCAATACAAGTGGGCGCAATTTCGTTGTATCCACTTTCTAATATACCAGATACATCTGTATGTCTGTAAGATAATTTATAAACTTCTTCTTCACATGATTGTAAAAACATCTTTACGTAAGGATGGCATTGTGAAAATAGTAATGGTTTATTTGTTGAGTTACAGTTATCTCCATATTTTTTTAATAAACTTTCTATAGATTTTAAATTATCAGCTAAGGATAGAGTTAACATATCTAAATGAATGGGGTCTTTTTCTTCACTATCTACCTGATATCCTACTAATTTTAACATAGTAATATTTGTTACTGTTTCTTTGACATCAAAACATTTTTGGAGAACATCGCAATGACTTTTTTCGATTGATTCACCTAATTTTTTTGAATCTAAATGGTCTATCATATGTTTGCGTAAAACCACAATAGCGTTATTAAATAAATCGGTCAATGTATTACCATTTCTCTCTATTTCTAAGAAGCTTTGAAACCACGCCATCCATTCTAGTTCTGGTGCCTGCTCGTCCTTCTTAGTATTTTGGAAATAATGAACAAAAACCTCATATTCACATAACAACCAATATTGTCCCTTTAATTCCTCTATATTAGTTATTTCAATAAACCCAAACATATTTTTACTGTTTGTAAATCCATCACATAATTTAGTCGCAATTACAAATAATAATGAAATTGGATTCTTGAAACTATGCCATTCGTTAAATTCCGGTTCAAGTAAAACACCTGAACTGGTATAGGATTGGAATCCTTCTATCATTGTCCCCTGAAATAATGCGTGATCTAAAAGACTAGATTCTCCTGTTTCATTTGACGAATAACTTTCTATGAATTGATTGATTTCTTGGGGGGTAGCATATAAACACTCAATTAATAATAACATCAATGGATCTTTATCACCTTCACGACCCAATTCTTGGTATTTATCACGTGTTACATTTAAAGTTGTGAGGGGTTGCTGCACTCTCTTTTTCGCTGGTTTTACTTCCACTGGTTTTACTTCCGCTGGTTTTACTTCCGCTGTTTGTTCTAAGCTCACGGAGAGCGGCACGAGTAATTCCAGTTTCTCCCTCATTTTCTTTATGATATCTACCAACATATGCGGCACCAACACGCTGCATTCCCCACCTCCCTTGCATAAGGCAAATACTATAATGAGTAATAGTATAACGTATGTGTCTTTCATATCTTCCTTTAATTGAAGATATGCTTCCCCATAATATGTACGGTAAGTAAATAATTTAGAAATTTTTTGCCCCATCAATGATAATTCTTTTTTATCCCCTGGGTGCGAGGTCTTCCTCAAAATAAGCTGTAAAAGTCCCGCGTGTTCTATAGAATATTCTTCAGTCATTATCGTTAGTTCTCTTCGTGTTAAGCTATATATTTGTGTATCTTTATTGAAAATATATAATAGCCCCTGAACTATTTCATCCGATTCATCCGATTCTGATTCCGTATTCTTCATATAATTAACGATTAACTGTAATTGTATTAGCGATTCTTCTAATTGATCCTGAGTTAAATCTTCCACACTTTTAGTTAGACTATTATACGTATTATCGTATGCCACCTCTAATTCGTTTTTCTTCGGGTTGAATTCAACGGGTGGTGCTCTTCGGTCCATCCCTGTTTCCATCCGCTGGTTTGCCTTTGCCAAAGCTTGGGTAGCTAACGCCGCTAGCTGCCCCTGCTTTTCAGCTTCTGTGGGCGCCCCACCTTCTATCCCCCCTCGCTTTGACCGCATAGCGTCTAAGAATCCTTGAACGGCATCGATAAATGTATTTGTTTTATTTAGGTAGTTATCATATATTGCGTTACCATTTATATTTAAAGTATTCTCAAAATCCCCACCTCCGTATAGAGCATCATCTCTATTAACATAAAACTGTAACTTATTTCCAAATATTTGACCAAAACTACCATTATGCCTATCTGTTAATTCTGCGTTACCTGATAAAGTTTTAAGATATGTGTCAGCTAAACACAAATTAAATTCTCTCATAAATAATTCATCTACACTATGTTGAGAATTCATTTCAAATCTAGATATAGCGTCGGAATTACTATGCAATAATGTAGTGTCTAATATCGGAAATCTAGTATCTAAATCTAGGGTCCCTGTTGTTATCGTTGTTTTTGTTTTTGTTATAAAAAATAATCCATTAATAAAACATAGCATTTGTTTTCTAAAAGCGCTTATTTCAGACGGACTCCACGGGTGCTCTTGCATTTTACGCCATTCTTGAGCTACATGCATTGTTTTTGTATTTATGTCTTCCATTGTATTTTTAAACATTTGGCTAAACTCTGTCCCCTTTTTTATCTTACTGAAAAATGTTCCATCCATTTTTATAGCCAATATATCTGCTGAATATACTCGTGCAAAGTGATCGTATGCTCTAACCCAAGCTCTCCAAAAATCTTTTTCCAATTCGGGTTTGTTAACGAACTCCCACAACCCATAAAATATGTATAACATTCTTGCTATCGGGAGAGCGTTTATATAATAATTTCTCATTCGACCAAACACTTGTTCGAATACTCCGCGGAAATCCGCTTCCCCGTGATCGGGTGTTCGGTATAGGAGTTTATCTGTTGTTTGCATACGTATAAATTCTTTATCTTCTTGATTGATTACATGATTTATAATGTTTGATCCCTCTGAACCTAAAAATAATTCCATAAACTTGTAAATTAACTGAAACGGATCTAAATGCCCCTCTTGTTCGGTTTGTAATTTTTCTATCTCTTCTATCATTTCTTCGATAATACCCTTTACAAATCTCTTCTCAAAATTGTTGTCTAGCATAAATTTTGACATGAAATATTTAGTTGCTATATCGACCATCTGTTGGTTTGGTTCTATTTCTGATACTAGGGGTGTTAATTCTAATAAAGATATTACATGCTTTTGATATATTTCATCAAACATACACAATGATTCACATATTTCTCCAAATACTTCATTCTTAGCATCGATACTAATTATACAAGTTTCAGTATTAGGATTCAGCAATTCGGCTAATAATTCCACTTCTTTACACATATATCTACAAGTATTTAATCCGGTTCCCGTTAAAACCATATCGGCATCTATTTCGGATTCAATTCTTTCACTAAACCCTTCTTCAACGCCAGCTAGTTTTTCTAAAACCGATATCCCGATGTAATCTATTAGTGGTTGCACAAAAGTTAAACCTGCAGCAGTAGCTGTAAATGAAGCAGTTTTCACTAGCATCCGAAAACATTTATAAGTAACTACATTATCATTTAATTTTCTAGATATCCACCCTGTAACGCCTCCACCATAGTATGTTTTTTTACCCCCGCCTTCAATCAACATTCTCTTTTGATTGGTATTATGAACTATTCTTAATGTATCACCTCCTTTTATTATTACGCGATTGTATTTAAACTTACGAACTCGTTTATTCTTTCTATCATCTTCTTTTCTAGTATCTCTTCGGTATCTGTATTTCTTTCTTGTTTTCTTTTCTTTCTTTTCTTTCTCTACTTTATCTACTTTCTTTACTTTCTTTACATTTTTCTTTAATGTTACTCCCGTTTTATTCATTTTTCTTTTTTTTCTCGTATCAATGAATTTCTTGTGCTTTTTTTGATTGTTTTTTCCCTTTTTTAAAGTTTTATCTTTTGCTTTAGCACCGATTCTTTTGATACTTTTAACTTTCACCTTCTCTTTATCCCGATCTAATTTAATCTCATATATCTTTTTATGAGACTTATTCGGACCCCTTGATTTCCGGGATTTTTTGCGCGTCTTCATTATATATATATACTAGATATTATTATGCGTAAAATAATCATAAAATATAATCTATGATTATTTATAAAATGAAACTTACCGCTGTCACATCCGAAACGCTTTATGAAAGAATCAATATCTACATCACCGAAAACAAAATTAAAGTTAAAACATACGATGATATGATTGATGTAGTCCTTAAGATGATGAAGAGTGGATATTACTTTCCATTTGACAGAGACATTCTCCGTGATGCGATGGAAAGCTTAACTTTCATGTATTGTCCGGGAGATGAAATGAACAGAGACAGAGTTGTTTGCCAATTAGAAGATATGGATGATGATGATGATGATGATGATGACAGTGATGGAGATGTTGATCCAATGAGTGCTTTAGCTGGTTTAGGTGGTTTAGGTGGTTTAGGTGGTCAAGGAGGTGATCCGATGGAAATGATGTCTAAACTTTTCTCGGGTATGGTTGATCCTAGTTCTGTTCAAAAAGCAACTAAAAAAGAAGAATGTTCCGATTGTCCGTCTAAAGAATGTGCTGATTGTCCTAAAAAAGAAGAGGAAGCTAAAGAAGATGCTAAAGAAGATGAAGTGGTTAGCGAAGAGACAGTCGTAGTTGATGATATTGTGGTTGAAGAGGTTGAAGATGTTGGTGATGTTGGTGATGTTGGTGATGTTGGTGATGTTGGTGAATCTACTGAAGAGAAGAAAGAAGAGTAAAGTCCTCTAATGCTAATTGATATTCGATCCCTCCTTTAAATTTACCATCCAGTAATGGTGGTAAATAATGAATTTCAAATAAGAATTCTTTTTTCTTAAGATAATTTTTAAAAGGAACATAGTTTTTCCTATATTTCCAAGATTTCCAACATCTTTGAATTGCCATACTTTTTTCCCATAACAACAAATATCTAGAGGCATCTTTATTATTCTTGCGCTGATGATGTTCTAAAGGTCTATCTCCTTCATTATTTAGATGTGTAATATCGGCACCACAGTTTAATAACGTTATGATTATATCTACATCGTGATGAATAAATAATGCTGTATTATTAAAGAAATTAATCGTATTTACATCTTCACCACCCTTTTCCTTATCAGTATATAAAGTCATAACCATAGGCGATAAAAAAGTCTTAAAAAGAATACTCTCATGAAAGAGATCTGTTGAATTCTTAAATTCGGGGAAAAATTTATTTCGCAAGTACAAATAAGCGTGTATCGCTCCGGGATCTCGTTGTAGGAAGTATCCGGGTATAGAGATATATTTCTCATTATAAGGATCATATCCTCCCTCAATCAGCATCCTATTCCTTTGCGAATTGACTGGTTCACTTTTGGGTTCATAAATATAATTGAATATATTAAGATCAACTCCATCTTCGTATAAAAAGAATACCGATTCTAAATCTTTCTGCCAATGAAAGATTCCAAAATCATAGTTATCTCTATGATGTAAGTTTGCTCCAGCATTAAAAAGCAGTTCAATCGTTCCACAAGATTTTTGAAGTAGCACAGGGGTGGCTCCATTAATATTCATATTATTCGGATCACCTCCTTCATCTAACAGAAGTTTAATCGTTTCTTTCTCTTGTCTAACGTGCAGTAATGTATTTAATTCATCATCAATGTAGTATTCATTTAGTGAATCAGTTATTCTTCCAAGTATAGTTTTCAATAAATCAATTTGTGGGTCCTTAATAAATAATTCTATCAAATGATCCATCTCGTAAATAGTATTATAATATTGTATTATGTTGTATTTAAGCAAAAAAATAATTATAAATCGCCAAATATACGATTACAATTCACAATATGTTTATTAAATTCATATGTTGATAGGAACATAACATGACACTTAGGACAATAAACATCTCTAATTAAACGATCATTTAACTCTTGTTTCCTTTCTCTATTTCTTTCTAGCAAACATGAACAACAAGATAATGAATAATACGATAATGAAGCACCCATTCTATAATGATAAGTTATTTTAATCTAATGAATACTATAATGACACATCATAAAAAGAAAGGATCTAGAAAGAAAAAGAAAACGAATCGTCTAGCGATGGTTAGTAAAAGCAGAAGTAGGACTACATCTAGTAAAAGAAAAAGTATTAAAAAGATAAAAAATAAAGGGCTAAATATAAAAGATGTTCCTTTAGCTAAAAAACTCAGTCAAGGAACGAAAGCCAGTTTAGGATCAATTGATTATCACTATCAGAAATATTACAACACCTTTGCTTTTTTAGAAGAATTAGTTAAGAAGTATCCAGGATTAGGGAAAACCGTCTCAATCCCCAATATTGGTTCGGATTGGATGCGTTCTTTTTTAAAGGTGCATTTTTTCAAAGGGATCGGAGAATTAAAACCGCATATGCAATCTATTAAACCGGTAGATGTGAATGTATCGAGTGATAAATTTATGTCAGAGGTTACCAGATGTATGGGAGAAGGACGGTTAGTTCCGATTAGTTTGGAAATCATTGTTCCGGGAGTTGGAACGCACGCGAATATGATTTTAATTGATTCTCATAAAAAAACTGTTGAATTATTTGAACCTCACGGAAATCGTGATAATGATAGTGAATTAGAAGATATTACTAGAGCGTATACCAAAGTGACTACAAATGTTAAAAAGTTCTTTAGTAAGTTCTTACCTGATTACACCTATATTCCTCCAAGTAAATACGAACCTAAAAAAGGATTACAAGAAAGATTAGATGCATTTAGTGGGTTATGTGTGACGTGGGCAATCATGTATATGCATTATCGTATTTTAAACCCAGACATCAATCCTAAAGAGTTAGTTTCTTATATGGACCGAAAAGTGAATAAACAATTCCTTTTAAGATACACTAAATTTGTTGAGGATACATTAAAGCATAAATAATCTAAATTTGATTTGTATTTAAGGAAATTCTACTAATTAAGTGTGATAGTAATGAGTGATTTAAGGATTTCCACAATCACGATTGTTTCTGAGTTGAACACTCACATTGATTTGATTCAACTATTTGAATCTCTTCAGATTAACGATAAGATAAAATACATTGAAAAGGGTGATTCTCAAAAAGGAACATCATCAAAAGCCAAACGCAAATCTAGAAAACCTGAGAAAAAGAAAGTATTCTTTAATCAAGCAACGATCCAATACTTTCACAATAAACTGGTTAATGTGAAGTTGTTTAATAATGGTAAGATTCAGATGACTGGTCTTAAGTATGAAGAACAGGGGAAAGAAGTATTGGAAGAATTGATCCAAATGATCCTAGAAATTCAAGAAAAACAACTAGAAGAAGGAATTGTTGAGAAAGACATTTTCACAACAAAGGGAGAAATCTATCTGTCTAATTACAGAGTTGTTCTGATCAACAGTGACTTTGATATGAAGTATCCGATTAACAGAGAAAATCTACACAGAGAAATGGTAGATCCCGAAGTATCGATGTATTCGTCCTATGAACCGTGTATTTATCCTGGTGTGAATATTAAGTATTTCTATAATTTAGAACATGAAGGAGGGGTTTGTCAGTGTAATCGCATTTGTAGTGGAAAGGGTGGTGGTAATGGGGATGGAGATTGTAAGAAAGTAACGATTGCTGTATTTAAGAGCGGTAAGATCATCATTACCGGTGCGATGTGTAAGGAGCAACTCACGATTGCTCACGATTATATTTCGGAATTCATCGAATCTCGTAAATCATCGCTACTATTATCCTAAATAAGAATAAAATATAGTCTATACTATAATATAGAATGGAAGCAGTAAATATAGGTGTTGTATTCTTGGTGGTTATTATCTTTTTTATGTTCCAACAAACTCAACTACACAGAACCAATCATATGATAGAAAATACTCATATTAAGAATAATGAACCGAGTTTTGTCAAACCCGAACATAAATTGTATTACTTATTACATAAGATATCAAATGGTGATAAGATTAATCTAGAAGGGGATTGTGAAATTAATCTATACACTCAATACACTCTTCCGGCACAACTCAAATCAAAGGTTACGAATTTAATTAATCATGTCTTTGAAAAATTACATATGATATCTTCCACTTTATATTTCGTTCAGGATGTGAATCATGTTTATGAACAAATTGATGCATATGGGAACAAACGATACATTTCCGATGTAACTCTTCACGCGATGCAAGGTTATTATTCTGTCAAATTAATCGTTGATATTGTTCTCTACAATAACGATGTCTATGTGAATTACATCCATGTCAATACGTCTTCGTATAATAATGTTATCAATCGTTATGATAGAGTCACCGCGACCAATCAGGCTGTCTTAGATTACGTTGATACATTCAGCGATAACATTCGGAACATATTAGATGATCACTATTCAGGAACATACAAAGTAGTTGGCGTGTCCCCCTCATCCAAAGACAGTGACTATTCAATTGAGAATGTATTATCGTTGAATAGTTTATTAAAATTGTATCTGCCCTCAACAACATCGGCTTCAACAAGTGATGAATTAAAAACGAAGGGATTAAATGGATACATAGAAATGTATTTACCTCCCGATATTAGCAACGTTCAATCACCATCATTCTGTAATAAACACACGAATAACTGGGATACTGTGAGTGCTAAATTAGATGGTTCCGATAAAAGTAATGAAAATTGCGTCGCCGATATGCAACAAACCACAACTGAATTTAATCAACCGTGGCAAGGACCCGGTTTATTTTATAGTCGTAGTTCTCAAACATATTAATTATTAATTTCATCATATAAATCTCTGTATTGTTTTTTAAGTTCTTTCTGAAATCCTTCTGCTAAATTTTCCAATGGATAATTAAACAGATTCCCGACCATTATATTTGCTAAATAATTCTGATTCTGATAAAAACAAAACATTTCAGTCTCATTACTAACACTGTCTAAAGCCAATGGATGAATCACAATAAAGACGTCATGTGAAACCATCTTCGAATAGAGTGAAGAAATTAAAACAAATGACTTCTTAATAATCGATGAGATAAGATACAAATCGGGAACAGTTATTAGATGTTTATCTCTTAAGAGGTCTACTATAATTCCGCTTACTGAATCGTATTTATTTCCTAAATATTTTTCGTAGAGTTCAAGAACACTCATTTCTTTATCATTTAGACTCCATTTTTCGGTAACATTCTTACTTATCTTTTGTGTCATTTCGTGTAATAGTTTTTGTCTTGTTGGCTTATCAAATGTCTCATTTACGGAATATAAGATTACATCCAAATTTGTAAGATCCAAGAGTTGATGTTTAATTAAAACGGATTTTTTATGAATCATCTCACCGACTATTTTAGGATATTTCTTATCAAACGAAACTGGTTTAAATGTATGTTTTTTCCTATAAATGCGAGAGAGTGCTTTCTGAGTAATCTTTTCCGCATAGAGATTAGAGGCGCTTACATACACACTCTTACTATGAAACAAATCATAGTGTTCTTCGTCCAAGACTTGTTCGTGAGTAAAGAGAATCTCATTATCTGTCATAGTTTCATTTAATTTAGTCACATCTGTTTCTATTTTGATAAAACGTTCGAAGTCCTCTAAACTATAATTCACTACTAGGATAGTGAAATATTTCAATATATTCTCAATGCTATCTATTTCTGATTCAGTTCCCTTGTAATAGATTATCTTTTCGCCTTCTATGAGAGGACATCCAGAAAAGAATTCTTTTTCTGTAATGAGAATATACGCCTTTGATACTTTTTTAACAAGTGGGTAGATTTCTAACTTCTTATGTAAATCTAATTTGATATCATGGTTTTTTATTTTCAGAATTTGTTCTTTTATATCTGGGTGATTGATCATGTGAGTATATAGTTTTCGGTGTAATGCTTCGGTAAAACTTTTCTTATATTCGTGTAGCTCAATGAATAAATCACGATCATCCTTAGTCACTGATTTGGTTAGGATTGATTTATCACTCTCATAGAGACTATTTAATGATATGATATCTAAGTGTAATTTACGAGAATACTCTTCTTTCTGAACTGGAATATAAGAAACATTCTGAACTACCAATTCAATGATAGATACGATATGTTTCTTTTGGCTCGTTTTGTCTATCTGAGTCCATTCACCTCTGGTCGAAACCCCGGTATCATCTCCTAAATAATGATAATAAATATCTTTATTTATTTTACTATCTACTCGTTTAAGAACTTGGATTACATCACTATAAATAGGATAATTCTTTTCTACCATTCTTGAACCCTGATACACCTTTTTATAATTGAACGCCTCTAAAGAAGATGGTTTAACTGGTATAAATACATTCTTTTCAGTTTGTACGTATCTTATTTTATTATAATCATCGTAGAGTAAACAAGTTACTCCCAATGATAATTCTTTAAGAATTCCAAGTAACCCCTCTGCCGAAAGTAAGTTTTTAAGAGTTTCATTCTTTTTCACATTCTTTTCTAATAGGAATCCTTTGATTTTATCAATGATACTAATTTTATTTGTTTCTACTAAATCTTCTACACTCTTTGAGATAAAAGAATAGTTATTGTCAGTGTATTTAAATAAGATGGGTTCATAGATAGTTCCTTTTTTAAAGAGTAATAAACATTCATCAAAATCGGGGTTAATATCTCCATCAGGAACATTAATCCTAACTTTATCGATGATCTCCTCAAAAACAAAGATTCCTAATTTCTTATGACTATTTTCCTTTTTCCATTTGGAAAATGTTTTCGTATCATCCATTCTGGATAATGATATGAGTAATGATGTAATTAATGTATCATCAATCATATACTTATCATCATTCAGATATCTTTCTAAGTTTCTGACTGCAGAGAACTCATTATAGTAATGAACCAGTAAACTTGCTTGATTCTTAGGACCTTTTAAAAATCTATTCTTATCTCCCTTACTAAGATACCTTTCATAATAAGAACTCTTTATCTTTTTAGTTTTCACAAATTTAAGGAATTCTTTAATGTCTTCATCAGGGATGTCTTTTATTTCACTTTTAAATCTATTTACAAAAGATCCATTTCCTAGTTCGTAAATTAATGGATGAATATTAATATCATGAAGGATATCTTTTATGAATTGATCAACATTAACGGGCTTAACGGTTTCATTAATCAAATAACACATTGATGTTAAATAAGAACGATTATCCTGTTTGATGCCTTTCCTTATGAGACCATAATTACCTGATTTGAGGTTTGGCGCATCTTTTGATTGTCCAATAAAACTCTTTATCGTTTGTGATACGTGACAAAATTGCCCAATATTACACGGAACATAATTTGAAATATATGAAGTACTCTTTTTTTTACGAACATCTTTACGAGGAACTTCATATGGTTTGCCATTCACTTTAATTTTGAAAGGTTTATAAGGATTCTTTTTTGTTGGTTTGCCTACGGACCCTACATCTATTACCGAACCCTCTATCCATTCTTTTTTCCCATTGATATCAATAAATATCTCTACTTTCTCATTTTCAGATAATTTTGGTAAACGAGGCGTGTTACAACACGGGAGACCATATCCTTCAGGATGAAAGTTATCGGTCAACTCAATATTGTATCTGTTAATATCATCACCAGCATTATTCCAGTATTCACCTTCATTTCTGATTAAAATATATTTATCGGTATTCATTTTTTGTTTTGCCGTTAATTTAACTGGGACCCCCTCTTCATTTGCTAAGTAATTCATTCCCGAAACATGATCTCTGAATTCATCTACTTTTGCAGGATTCCGGGGACATTCATTTTTAATATCCCAGTATTTAGGACAAATGTAATAGATTTCTTCACCGTTAATCGGTTCCCTATTCGGAACTTTGATTGCCGTTGTGTATCCGACACCCTCTCCATGTTCAGGATCGTCTTTAAATTTAGCTAATTCAGATTCGGTAACTGCGATCGGTTGTCTCCCTAAAGAAGCACTACACGATCTAGCATAACTGTATTTGGCTTCACCTTTAACGGTTTTATGTATTCGTCCTGTATCAAAATTAAATAAATCATTATCATATCTTGGATTCTTTGTCATACGATTCAAATAATAACTACGAATATCATAACCACCCCCCACCATTTCTCTACCGAATCCACCTCCCGAATTAGATCCCGACGATCCCGATGATCCTGAAGAATCATCTAGTAATCCCATACTGAATTCTTCAGAATCTTCTGATTTGCTCTTGCTTTTACTTTTGCTTTTGCTCTTGCTTTTGCTTTTGCTTTTTTGAGTTGATTCTGCGGACTCAGCAGAACTCATATCATCCAGTGCTAAGACTTCAGATACTTCAGACTCTTCTATAACTGATTCTTCCTCTTCTTTAACTGATTCTTCCTTAGATTCCTCAATGAAATCATCTAACCCATCTAAACCATCTAAACCATCCAATTCACTAGATATCATTTCATTTTCAATACTCTGCATCGTGTCCTCAAGAATCACTTTATCTTTGTCTTTTTTCTTTTTTGAGAAGATGCCAAAAATGTCTTTTTTCTTATCTATAAACTGAACATAACAAGACATTAGAATCGTAAAGAACTGATAGATTCTTTTAAATTCATCGTAACCACTGCACTCCCCAATACTAATACGAATATGAGAACTCTTTACACCTTCAATCACAAAATCAATCCCATTCTCAGTCTTATAATTTCCAGCTTCTCGCAATTCTAACCAATCATTATATTCATCTGTGGCATCTTCTTCGATTAAACCAAAATATTCTCCTATTAATGAGATAATATCTTTCTTATCATTATGCTCCTGAGCAAATTTAGAAATTACCATTAATTTAGTGTCAATGCTTTCATAATTATTCACTCGTTTATAGGTTCCGTGAATCCAATTCTCAACACTACGATTAAATCGTGTATAGGGTAATAGATTATTCAAAGCATATTCTAGTATATCTTTACGATAATCTTTAATATCATAGAATAAATGTCCTGATAAGAGAGAGACTCCTTTCTCTCTTAAACCATAAAGATCTGTCTTTATTTGGGGAATAGCGCCTAATTCGTAATTATGATATATCTTTTCTTTATTAATGATTGTATCAATAAACGTATTTACTAATTTAATTTTCTCATTTATAAATTCTCTGGTTAGAACCTTTTCACCCGTTCTTTCAAAGATACATTCGATAGAACCACTCTCTCTAATCAATAACGTAAAGTTATTCTTATCCTTATCAATGATTTTATAGGAAAGTGTATTTCTAAAATTCACATAATTAGTAGAAACGTTGGGAACAGAGGTGGCGATTCCCTTTGTCCATCTTATAAATCTATCTTGATTCATTATATTTATATCATCTTTCCTTAAAGATACTTTATCTTTTCTGATTTTGTAATAAGAATTATAATTATCATCTAAATACAATTTTGAGAATACAAACTCATGATTCTTTAGATCCGTTAGGTGAAAATCGGTGAATAATTTAATAATATTTAGACTAAATTCTTGATCATTACAATTTGAGATCATTAATGTGATTGGATGAAAATCATCATTATAAACCATCTTAGATCCCAAATCTTTATGAAATTGACCCACTATATCAGAGTTCTTTTGGATCAATCTCCTAACTTCTTTGAATCTTTTCTGATACTTAGAGTCTTTCACTCCGATAATATCCTTGTTCGTTAAATCTTTCCAGTAAAGTTGGAGATTCCCTAAAAAGAATAGTTTCGGTTCAATCTTTAACGTCTCTCTAATTTTATCATCATCTAATTTGGGATCTATTTTACAGTATTTCAGATAATCAAAGATTGTACAGTAATGAATTTCATTTTTGAGCGAAACAGTCTGAACCAGATTGTGATAAAGACTCTCCAGAGAAGAAGAAATTCTAGTCCCTTCTTTATCAATGAACTTCTTTTCATATGTGTCTTTCTGAAACAAGGAATAGGGATCTTTTAGGGAGAAATCTGGAACAAATGAAAATGGAATCACTTTCTTATCTGTATCTTGAAACCAAGCAAAGATGTATTTGTAGTCTAGGTTTTCTTCTACAGCGATCTTATTACAGACATCTATAACAGTGTCATCATTATATATCTTTATTTTGATTTTCTTTTGAGTCTTCCCATCATTTTTGATGATGTCGTAGGATGAGATTTCGTCAATCTCATGAACCAAAAAAGGCGCCATTCTATATGATACACTAATATTAAAATAATTGATAAAAATAATGATAAAAAAAATATGTTTATCCAATAATGATTTAATTTCCGGATGAGTAACGACATTCGTATCCGCATACGCCAGCGCCGACGAGATCCATCTTTTCTACCGCACAAGAATTTATAGCTTCATCACGCCGACTGTCACTGTCATTGCAGCGACCAGCTTGTCCATCGTAGCGCGTCCCCCAAGCGCCCGGAGCGGCTCCAGGCTCAGCCGCACATGCAGATTCTCTTTCTGTTATACAGGTCGACACGCGGGTGTCAAAGTCCCCATCACAGGCGGCAGAGGTGGTAGATAAACAAGAGTGTCGTGGCCATGTACACGCGTCACTTATGCTTACGCCTCCTGCTGGTCCAGTTACAGGATTACAACCACAGTCAGTAATACAAGACTTTGAGTAGTCATCGCTGCCGATCGCCAAGGCGGTGTCTCTATCGCCTCTAGCATCCACACCGACCATACCCTCAACAAAATCCATCTTCCCCATCAGACACATCATAGTTAAAACAAACACACCCACAACCAAAATATCAAAGAAACGAACTTTCTTTAACAAAGAAACTAAAGATTTACCCATTTATATATATATATATATATTTTAATTAGGAATCTAAGGGTGTGGATTTGATCTGCTGACCACAGTAATCGACTGGGAACTGACTGTAATCTTGGGGACTATATATTCCTAAACCCTGTGCTTTGATCAATAAAAACTTCATATTATCCCAAAATTTGGGTGTGTGTCCCACTTCATCGGTCATAATGTGTGCTAATTCATGGATAGCCACAAAATATACAGTATTATCTTCAATAAATGTATTATCTTTGACATTTCGCAAACATAATGCTAATTGCTCACCTTTATTTACCGAATATGCTGTATACGTTCCACCGGGAGCATTCTCAGTTAGATTGTCTGGATTAAAAAACGATTTCAGTTGATCGACTCCTTCTCTATCTCCAACATTTAGACTATTTGTTAGATTACTTAATGAATTGCTAATGGTTGCAAGTTTATCGGCGGCCCTCTGTTGATCGGGTAATTTACGCACTAGATAACTCTTCCCATTTATTGATGATTTAATTTTGGTGTAACTCATATTTTTATAAACAGTGTTAAAGATAATCGCCATCACAATCACAGCCAATAATAGATTTGTTATCTCCTTCATATATTAGTTCATTATATAAAATTTGATTTAAATTTAAGTTTATCCATTTAAAATAATATCCCATTCATATACCTATAATGGTGGAATTACAAATTCTTGATCTTTCTTCTGATGATATTGATCGTGCTGATTCCGATGATAAAGAGAAAGAATTTGTGATTACTCTTTATGGGAAAACAATAAAGGATGAAACAGTTGTCTGTAATATTAGTGGATTCAAACCTTACTTTTATCTGAAGATTCCTAAAAGTTGGTCTTCAAATATTAGACCGAAGATATGTAATCTACTTGGTCGGAACCAAACGACATTCTCTGATAATGATTTTCATATAGAGCAATTCATAAAGAATGCTTACAATCATGATCCTAAGAAAGACTTTCTAGAGAGTCAAACTACTTGTGAACAGAGTATAGATTTTTATGGATTTCAATGTAATGAAGATAAAAGTCTTAAAACATATCTCTTTGCAAAACTGTATTTTAACTCATATACAGCGATGCTTAAATACACTGAAGCTATTAGAGAAGTATACAGTCGTCTCCAGCGCAGATCTATTGCGGGGAAACTGAATAATGTTAGTCAGATCCATAAGGAATGGTATGAACTAGACAGGAATGACCAATGCGATTCTAATCTCTATGAATCAAATATTCATCCAATTATACGATTTATCCATCTCCAGAAAATTAACCCGTGTGGTTGGATTAAGATAACAAACGATAAAGTGTATCAAGCTTCGTTGTTCCCACAATGCAATATTGTAATCACAGCAAATTACAAAGATGTATCTCCAATTGATAAACAGGATATTCATCCTTTCAAAATAGCTTCATTTGATATAGAGTGTGATAGTTCTCATGGTGATTTCCCTATTGCGATCAAAGATTGCAAGAAGTTGGCGATAGAGTTGTATGAACAAATGTTCGAGTGGAATATGGGTGATGAATGCTATTCAGATTCATCTGATTCAGATAATGAATCAATTGATTCTGAACCATATTATGGAACAAATGATCCGGATAATAGTGATCAAGATTCTTACAATCTCAAACCCAAAACAATTTATAGCAAATACAATGAAGATTTTAAGAATGTCCGCCGTTTACTACATTATGCGTTTGACAAATATGCGCCCAATGAAGAGAAAAATCAAAATATGATTAGTCGGTTATATACTTCATTTATACCCAGCGATAAAATCATTAATAATTGCATATACAGAATGTTTAATAGCATAACTTTCATGGGATATATTATGTCAAATGATCCTAAAAATAGGGATAAAACTATCAATTGTCTGACTAATCTATTAAATACTCACCTTTTAGCAAGTGATCCTAAGAATAAACATAAGAATAAAGTATTAGGTGATGAAATTATACAAATCGGCACTGTCTTTCAGAAATACGGTTCAAACAAACCGTCTAGGAGAAACATTCTCGTGATTGGCCCCAAGAGAGGATTATCTGATGAAGAAATATGTGCAGATATTACAGATGTTCAGGATCCACATATTGATATTATTCGGTGTCAGAATGAATTAGAACTACTTTTAAAATGGCAAGAACTAATGAAAGCAGAAGATCCAGATTTTGTAACAGGATACAATATCTTTGGTTTTGATTTCTCATACATGAGTGATCGTATCAATCAAAAGTGTAATTGTCAGAAATGGAATGGTTATCACACGAAACATTGTGATATCAAGAAGTTTTACAATATAGGAAAAATTGAGTATTCTGATGATAGACACAAACAATATCGCTGTAAAAAATGCTCCGACAAAAAGCAAAATCTTAGTTCATCTGGTCTAGGTGATAACAATTTAAGATACATAACTATGGACGGTCGCATTCTGTATGATCTTCAAAAAGAAATTCAGAAGAGTCATAGTTTAGATTCTTATAAACTAGATAATGTAGCCTCTCATTTTATTAGGGGTAAGATTAGACAAATTGAATGTTGGGATAGGATAAACAAATCAACATTGATTACGACTGATATTGGGAGACTCAAAGTTGGTGATTATATTTCACTAAGGAATCACAGCAATATAGGTGAGAAACTCTTTAACAACGGTGAGAAATTTTACATTTATTCTATTCAAGAATATGATGAAGATGATGATGAAGATGATGACTATATTATTACTGTAGTAGGTCTTATCTGGGCGTGGGATCAAACAAAACAACAACGTGGTATCTTTAAAACAGAATGGTGTTTGAACAAGGATGATGTTTCACCAAAAGAGATCTTTGAGAAACATCAAACCGGAACAGGAGCCGACAGAGCATTAATTGCGAAATACTGTATTCAGGATTGTGAGCTTTGTATTAATCTATCATTAAGTTTAGAGATTATCACGAATGGTGTCTCTATGGCGAATGTATGTTATGTTCCTCTATCTTATATTTATCTTAGAGGACAAGGGGCGAAAGTATTCTCTATTGTTGTGAAAGAGTGTGAAAAACAGGGAGCAAAGATTCCCACTATGAAGAGGTTATCCAAACCGTATGATTATATCAAACTATTCGGTGAGCTTGATAGAGATAGAAGTAAAATGAAAGAATACTTAATTGATGAAAGATACCAAGACTGGTATAAGGCAAGTGATGAAAAAGATTGGAAAGAAGAGAAAGCGAAAGATATTCAAAGAGCTATCGAATATCCGATTGAATTGGAAGAATTTAAATCGCTAAGTAAAGAATACTATGATGATAAGATTAAAGATAAACCGAAGTATCCTAGCAAACCAAGAAATCTACCTTACAAAGATTACTCAATCGAAGACTTTATAGATGAAATTGTGAATCCACCGCCTAGAGACGGGTATGAGGGAGCAATTGTTCTAGAACCTAAACCGGGTATTTATCTGGACGATCCTGTATCTGTTTTAGATTATGCTTCACTTTATCCCAGTTCTATCATTGAAAAGAATTTGTCTCACGAAACACTCATCGAAGATCCCAAGTATCTTGATATGGTAGAACATGAAACAATCACTTATGATAATTATATGTTTATTGAGAAAGGTAAAACTGTAAAGAAGGTTATCAATGAAGAAGAACCTGTTACAACTTGTCACTTCAAGAAGAAGGAAGAGGGAAAAGCGTTGGGAATTATACCAACTGTTTTACAGCATCTTCTAACACAAAGAGGAGCAGCAAAAAAACAGTTAAAAAATGAGAAAGATGAATTTAAGAAAAAGGTTTGGGACGGTCTTCAATTAGCCTACAAAGTGACAGCAAACTCAGTTTATGGTCAAATGGGAGCTAGAACCAGTCCTATTTATAAAAACAAGATCGCAGCTTGCACAACATCTGTTGGTAGATCTCGTATTGATGATGCTTCCTTGGGTGTTGTTAAGTGGGCAGAAGAAGAAGGATTGGAAAAACCCGAAGTTATTTATGGCGATACAGATTCCGTATTCGTTAAGTTCTCAAGGAGGAATCGGGAAGGTAATCTTCTAGAGGGAACAGAAGCATTGAAATGGTGTATTGAGTGTGGTGATAAAGCGGGTCAATGGATTACTGATAGGATGATGCATCAACCTCAAGTCCTAGAATACGAGAAAACATTCTATCCCTTTATCTTAATCTCTAAAAAGAGATACATCGGTGATAAATATGAATTTAGTATTAGTGATTGTAAGCGGACTTCGATGGGTATTGTTCTTAAAAGAAGGGATAATGCGCCGATCGTAAAGCACGTCTTCGGTAATATGATTGAAAAGATTATGGTGGAGAGAGATATTGAGGGTGCTAAATTATGGATCAAAGACACACTTTATAAGATTAAAAATGGTGAAATGAATGAGAATGAATTTTACATTACTAAATCATTAAGAGGTTATTATAAGAATCCACAACAGATTGCTCATAAAGTTCTTGCTGATAGAATTGGTTTGAGAGATCCTGGTAATAAACCTAAAGCGAATGATCGTATTGCCTATGCTTATATTAAGACGCCACCCAAATATACAGGAGAATATTATAAAGTCGGTGTAAGGAAGGGGGAACAAAAACAAGAAAAGGTTCTTCAAGGAGAAAGGATTGAGATTAGACAATACATAGAGGAAAATAAATGTGAATATGATTATGAGTTTTACATTACTAATCAGATCAAGAATCCAGTGAAACAAGTCTTAGAACTTCAGTATGATCCTTCACAAAAAGAAGAACTTAAGAAACTGGATGAGATTTTCAGTTAATCGGATAATTAATCATAAATAAAAATAATATCTATTGTATAAGATGACTGTTACGGCTATACTAATGGGTGGTGGTAAAGTGAAAGAAAAGTTTATGCCAGATGTTTCGGGATTTAATGTAGGTGTTTTAGTTTTTTTGTTTGTTATTCTGAAGGTTTTAGCCGTTCAATATTCCTACAATCGGATCATGCCCATTCTAATCAGAAACAACGGTGGTAACACCAATTCGTTCAAACCCATTACATTTGAGGAAGCGTTAGTCTTGGTTCTCTTCATTATGTTTTTATTTTAATTTTATTGTGTATCTTTTCTTTTAATTTTGGATAATACTTAAAATTATTATCTATACTCATTTATAAAATGTCCGATACCGAAGAACAATCCAACGTTAGTATGACTATTGATGATGTTGATGATTCGGATGATTCGGATGATGTTCCAGAACCGGATGTGACCCCAGTAGAAGAAGAGGCAGAAGCCCCGGTAGAAGAAGAGGCAGAAGAACCCGAACCTCTTCCTCAACCAGAACCAGAACCCGAACCAGTTGTTGAGGAAGAAGAGGAAGCCCCAGTAGAAGAAGATGAAGTAGAAGAACAAGGGACTGTAGAAGAAGATGAAGTAGAAGAACAAGGGACTGTAGAGGGAGAAGCAGAAGCTCCAGTAGAAGAAGAGGTAGAAGAATCGGTAGAAGTAGTAGAGGAACCAGTTGTTGAAGAGGGAGAAACCAAATCCTTAACTCAAAGAATTGCGGAACTTGACTATTTGAGAGTATGCTGTGGAAACTGGATCGGTAAGAAAAGAGCTGGTAAGGCTTTATTCTTAAAATCTTGGTCGGAAAAAGATATTAAGGAAGATGAATCGACTGATAATGAATCACTATTAGTCCAATTAGAGAAACTCCCAGAATTAGTGAAAGGCTGGGCTAATAAATCGATTGACATGAAAGGAACAAATCACTTTCAAAATCCGAATGGTCATTCTTTACAAAAACCATTATTTAAAGAGGGACAAAGTAATGAAGAAAAAGTAGTAGTGTTAGAAAAGTTAATCGTTTTACTAACAGATTGTGCTCAAGGGAAATTAAGTGTTGCCGATATTGAATCTCAAATTGATGGTTATTATTAAATTTTAATCTTTATTTAATCTTTATTTTTATATTTTTAATTAACTTAATTAATTAGAATAAGCGAGGCCACCCATACCCGACATAATTCTTAAGACATTGTAGTTGACTGCGAAGAGAGTTAGGTCCATTTTATCAACGAGCGGTGTGGGTGTAGTTAATGTGGCATCTTCTTCAGAAATTAGTAAGTCTGTGCCTACTAATTGTGCCGAATCAATTCTTGAGAAATTACATGTTCCCGAGGGTTGATGTTCTTCTGGTTTTAAGGCAAATGAATAAACTGCAATAGAATCATTTCCGTGTGTTTTGACCTCATCTAGTGTTAGGTCGTTGGAGTCGTCAGCCACTGTAGGAACAGCGCCATAACCTGTATGATTCTGCCATACTTGAGTTCTTGTGAAATATTTACTATCTCTTTCTTTAAATCTATCTTGACCATTCAGTTTTAATTGCCAAGAACCACCCATTTGATCCAAGGAAACAGGACCAGCTGTAACTTCACCGGCCTCGCCACTGCCACCCACAAAGGGAACATTGCGACCACCTGTTCCTGTATTACGAGTTGTCCATATCATTTCTTTTACAGGGTGATTTAAATTAATATCAAGAGAGTCATTCTTCGATGTGATAGTGAATTCTTGGCGTTGAACCTGCTCAATAAGATATTCATGACTTACTTGAGCGAATCTACGACGTTCATCTGTATCAAGATAGATGTAATCACAGTATAGGTCAAATACTGGGGTAAGTGCATCCAAACTATTTCCTGATCCTACTTCCGTCGCCTTCTCAGAATCCGCGAAATGATTCTCCGTTGCGACTCTTGCTAAATTTCCTAAATCTTCAAATGTCATCACTACTTTAACTTCATGATACTGTAGGGCAATTAGGGGCAATGATAGACCGGGATTGCGACAAAACCAAAAATTTAAGGGTAGAAATATTCTTCCAATATCAACATTTCCCACCGTACCCGATTCTCCAGTAGTATATTTAAATCCGTTCACTGTAGTTGGGGTTGTAGTGCCTGCACCGAATTCATTAGTCCCACTCCGAGTATCAGAGTTAAGTCCGTAACCATTCCCTGTCATATATTGATATAGTGTTCCGGTGGTCGTCGTCGCAGCCGCAGCACTTCCTGTGGGTGCTGTGCCACCAAAATGACCACTTGGATTAAATTCAGTTAAATCCGACCAAACACGATTCCACATTGCGTAATGCTTGTCAATCCTTTGACCACCGATTTCAATTTCACACTCTTTAATGAGCGAATGTCCGTAATGTTCAACTAATCCTACATCGGAATGCGCTGTTGTGCCTTCTGCGTGTACAAAAGAAGCCGCGTGTTCTAAATACATCCTGTGAATCAAATCACCATTCCTAGCGATAGTTGCTGTGACTTTATTACCGAAATCAGCTGTTCCGTCAAATGTTTGTATGATAGATTCCATCGAGAAGTTTGTGTGTCTTCTGTAAACAACCTTGAAAAATGTAATTTGGGGATTCCCTGTTAAATAGACATCTTGGGCACCGTAAGCTACGAGTTGCATTAGTCCTCCTCCCATATTTATACATATAGCAAATATAAAAATTTTAATTTAATACCTAATCATTTTGTTATGATTCTTAATAAAAAGATAACTTAAACCTTTAAAAACTTAATTAATTCATTTAATCCCTTGACTAAATTAGTCCTTTGATTAATTCATTTAATTGGAATACGCTAAACCACCCATACCAGACATAATTCTTAAGACATTGTAATTGACGGCATAGATTTTAGTTGCTGATGAAGTTGCCCCTCCAACGACTATTCTAGCATCATCTATTCTTGAGAAATTACAAGTCCCAGAAGGTTGGTGTTCTTCGGGTTTTAGAGCAAATGAATATACGGCAATACCATCATTTAATTTACCGTTAGTTTTATCTACTGCTGCTAAACCACCACACCCCGTGTGATGTTGCCATACTTGAGCTCTTGTGAAGTATCTGAAATTTCTCGCTTTAAAGCGATCGTGTCCATTTAACTGTAATTTATAGGTTGTTGTATCCGTAGCGACAGCAGCAAGTGTTCCATTGGTTAGGTCATCCACTACCCAAATTAATTCTTTTACAGGATGATTGAAATTAAGTTTGGAATTACCGGTGGTAGCAATGGGATTTTCTTGAACTTGTTCAATTAAGTATTCGTGTGAAACTTGAGCGAATCTACGTCTTTCGTCGGTATCCAGATAAATGTAGTCTGCCCAAAGTTTATTACTGCTTAAGGTTCCAAAACCGTTCCCGAAAGTATGATTTAACTTAACAATAACTTCATGATACTGGAGGGCAATTAAGGGCAGTGCTAAACCAGCATTTCTACAAAACCAGAATTGTAATGGGACCCAGAATATAGCTATACCTGAAGCATTTCCATTAGCCCCCCCCATACCCGACATATTTTGATAGGTCGTACCCAGCTGGTGAGTTAAATCGGTTTGACCTACATGCGCCGATGGATTAGGTTGTGATAAATGAGACCATACATTCATCCATTGGCCAGTTTGTTTATCAATGAGTTGTCCTCCGATTTCAAGTTCAATGTTTGTAATAGAAGCTGCTGTAAAGTTTTGTGTATTATTCGTTGGTGTCCCTTCAATTTCTAAATACATTCTGTAGAGTAAATCACCATTTCTCGCAATCGTAGATGTGCAACGAGCAGCAGCTGTTGTTCCATCAGTTCCGTCCCACGTCTGTTGAATAGCTTCCATCGAGAAGTTCGTGTGTCTTCTGTAAACGACCTTAAAAAAAGTAATTTGGGGATTCCCTGTTAAGTAGATGTCTTGGGCACCGTAGGCGACAAGTTGCATTAATCCTCCTCCCATATTTATACATATAGCATAGATAAAATTCTTAATAAATTTTATCTTAAGATTAATTTAGAGTTAATCTTTATCTTTTTAAAATCTTTAAAAGAATAGTTTAGTTAATGATTGTTTTGATTAATTTAATTAATTGGAGTAAGCGAGACCACCCATACCCGACATAATTCTAAGGACGTTGTAGTTGACGGCGTATAGCATACCAGGATTAGCTCGAGTTGCCGTAGTAGCTAATTGTGCAGTATCAATTCTAGAGAAGTTACACGTTCCAGATGGTTGATGTTCTTCAGGTTTGAGGGCAAAAGAATAAACTCCAATAGAATCAGCCGTGCTAATACCACCATATCCGGTATGGTGCTGCCATACTTGAGTTCTAGTGAAATATTTAAAATCGCGTTGTGCAAAACGATCGTGACCATTTAATTTTAGTTGCCAATTACCACCTCCTACACCGTTTCCTATTGCAGAAGCTAGAGTTCCTTCAGCCCATATTAATTCTTTAACAGGGTGATTAAAATTAATATCTATAGCTGTAGAATCACCCGCATATGATTGTTCTTGAACCTGTTCTATGAGATATTCGTGTGAAACTTGGGCAAATCTACGGCGTTCATCAGTATCAAGGTAGATGTAATCCGCCCATAATTTAAGGTCATTACCACCTAAAAAATTTGCGGCATTACCAAGAGTTAGAATAACTTTAACTTCATGGTACTGAAGGGCTATTAATGGTAAAGCAAGACCTGGATTACGACAAAACCAGAATTGTAAAGGAATAAAAAATACACCCGTGGTGTTGCCAGTCCCACCTGCAGCCAAAATTCCTCCAGCACGTGCCATTTGTTGAAATAAAGTACTATTACCGGGGGCTAAAGCTGTACCGTTAGCCGCAGGTGCTTTATTACCTGTTGGATTTGGTTCGGTTAATTGAGACCATACTTCCATCCAGTGACCACTATGCTTATCTATGCGTTGACCACCGATTTCAAGCTCCACATTATCAATAATAGCATGACCATGGTTAGCTAGTAAACTTGCCCCACTTGTCACAGTTTGCTGTAAATACATTCTGTGAACTAAATCACCATTACGGGAAACAGTTGCTGTTGCACGACCACCAGCACCAACTGTACCACTCCACGTCTGCTCAATAGCCTCCATCGAGAAGTTAGTGTGTCTGCGGTAGACAACCTTAAAGAAAGTAATTTGCGGGTTACCGGTTAAGTAAATATCCTGAGCACCATAAGCGACAAGTTGCATCAATCCTCCTCCCATATTTTTATACTATAGCATAGAAAAAAAATCTAAGGAATTTTTCTATATTTGATGAAAAACGATAAAAGATAAAAGAATTCTTTATAATAACTTGACTAATTTACTTAATTGGAGTAAGCGAGGCCGCCCATACCCGACATGATTCTTAAGACATTGTAATTGACAGCATAAATACGCAATGTTTGCGAAGCAGCCGTAGTATTTAGTTCAGCAGTATCAATTCTAGAGAAATTACAAGTACCACTTGGTTGATGTTCTTCAGGTTTGAGAGCGAATGAATAAACCGCAATAGAATCTCCCACATATGTTCCACCATATCCGGTATGGTGCTGCCACACTTGCGTTCTTGTGAAATAATGGATATCACGTGTTGAAAAACGATCATGACCGTTAAGTTTTAGTAGATAATTTCCGGCACCCGGAGCAGCCGAATTAGCCGCCCCATGTGAAATCGTAGTCACGGGTGTTGTCGCAGGTGACGTCCATATAATTTCTTTTACAGGGTGATTAAAATTTAATGTAAATTTTGTATCTGTCTGTTCTTCGAACTGAAGTTGTTCAATAAGATATTCATGAGATACTTGAGCAAATCTACGGCGTTCATCCGTATCTAGATAAATATAATCAGCCCATAATTTATGTGTTGATAAATCAAAGGTGTTTCCCGACACGCCCGCCGTCTCCATCGCATCTGTGAAGGCTCCAAAAGTAACTTTGACCTTAACTTCATGGTATTGAAGAGCAATTAAGGGTAGAGCCAAACCTGGATTGCGACAGAACCAAAACTGAAGAGGCACTGAGGCAAAAGTAGGGGCCTCGGCAGCCGCGGACGTCATGTTGGCCAGACCTGTATGGTTAAATGTCATCATTTGAAATAATGTTGCACCTGATGTCGGTTCAACACCAGTGGCTGTGACCGCCGCCGTGTCTCCTAGAGGATTATTTTCAGTTAATTCAGAAAATACTTGAAGCCAGTGACCATAATGTTTATCAATGCGCTGACCCCCAATTTCTAATTCTACTTCTTTAATTAAATTATGCGAAAAGTTGTTAGCAAAGTCTTTGTTCTGCACCAAGGTTCCCAAGCATGTGTCTGGATTATATTGTAAATACATTCTATGGACTAAATCACCATTGCGTGAGATTGTTGCCGATACAGATGATCCAAGAGAAGCCGTTCCACTAAACGTCTGTTCAATGGCCTCCATCGAAAAGTTGGTGTGTCTGCGATAGACAACCTTAAAGAAAGTAATTTGCGGGTTACCGGTTAAGTAAATATCCTGAGCGCCATAAGCTACAAGTTGCATTAATCCTCCTCCCATTTTTATACTATAGCATAGAAAAAAAACCTAAGAAATTTTTCTATATTTGATGAAAAACGATAAAAGATAAAAGAATTCTTTATAATAACTTAATTACTTAATCCCTTGATTAATTGACTAAATTAATTGACTAAATTAATTGGAATATGCTAAACCACCCATACCCGACATGATTCTTAAGACATTGTAATTGACGGCGAAAATGTGAGTAATATCAGTTGTTCCCGAAGTTTTTTGTAATTGTGCAGAATCAATTCTCGAGAAATTACAAGTTCCCGAAGGTTGGTGTTCTTCTGGTTTGAGGGCAAATGAATAAACACCGATTGCATCTGCACTATCACCAGTGTCAGCTACACCGGTTGTTACTAAACCACTACAACCCGTGTGATGTTGGTATACTTGCGTTCTTGTAAAATATCTTAAATTCCTTTCTTTAAAACGGTCGGCTCCATTTAATACTAATTTTAATTCAGTGGAAGCGGCGCCTTCTATTGAAGTCATACGGCCGGTCACCCCCATATTACATAAAATTAATTCTTTCACAGGGTGATTAAAATTTAAAGTTTCATTGGTAATGTCTGCTGTTCCAACACTTTGTTCCTGAACTTGTTCAATGAGATATTCGTGTGAAACTTGAGCGAAGCGTCTACGTTCATCGGTGTCTAAATAAATGTAATCACACCATAATTTATTTTTGTTGTAACCATAATTAGCTGCAGAATTAAACTTATGTTTTAAAATAACTTTCACCTCATGATATTGAAGAGCGATTAATGGTAGTGCTAGACCAGGATGACGATTAAACCAGAATTGTAACGGCACATTAAATAATAGTTCTTCGGTTAGATTTACATTAGCGACATTAAACCCCCCCATACCCGACATTTTCTGAAATAATGTCCCGGCATGGTTATTGGTAGTACCACATTTACTAGCAGAGCAATCTGGATTAGGTTCGGTTAATTCCGCCCACGTTTCCATCCATGTCCCACTTTGTTTATCTATTCTTTGACCACCAATCTGTAATTCAACAGATTCTATTAACTTGGATGATAAATTAGCTTTAACAGTACCATTACCATAACCCGATATAGAAGAAACACCTAACTCTAAATACATTCTGTGTAATAAATCACCATCTCTTGAAATAATAGCTTCACATTTAGATTCAACGAATGAAGATCCAACCTCGGTTCCTAACCATGTCTGTTCAATTGATTCCATCGAGAAGTTCGTGTGTCTTCTGTAGACAACCTTAAAGAATGTAATCTGGGGATTCCCAGTTAAGTAAATGTCTTGGGCGCCGTAAGCGACGAGTTCCATTAATCCTCCTCCCATATTTATACATATAGCATAGATTTTTTTATTAAGTTTATATCGTTCGTTTATTTATCTTTAATAAACAAATTAAAAATAATATCTTAAAAAGTGGATTAGTTATGATTTAGTCTTTAGTCCTTTGACTAATTCATTTAGTTGGAGTAGGCAAGACCACCCATACCGGACATAATTCTAAGGACATTGTAGTTGACGGCGTAGACAGTTTGGGCACTCAAGGTGCCACTGCCATCGTGAATAAGCTGAGCAACATCAATACGAGAGAAGTTGCAGGTTCCAGACGGCTGGTGCTCTTCCGGTTTGAGACCGAAGGAGTAGACATTGATCTTCTTGGTTAACTGAGAGGTGCGGGCCTGAGCAGAGTTGCCGTTGCTGACAATAAAAACTTTTACTGTACTGTCGCCGTTTGCGCCATCCATGGCTGTTATTGTTTTAGCTCCATCAGCAGTAGTTGGTACAGATAAAAAGAACTGTTGACCCGCGGCGGTCGAAGCCAGGCTCCCCACAGCGGTGACATTAGCGAAAAATATATCACCGACCGCCGCGGTACCGGTAGATACAATATCAGAGCCAACTGCAATAATTACTATAGCTATTTGCGACCCTACAGCATATTCTGTAGCAAAAGCCGAGTTATTACCACTTCCATCTAAAGCTAATTCATTTGTACCAGTTAACATACATATCTTGGATGCTCCTGACTTAGCAGTCGCGAGGAGTGTCTGAACAGTTAATACAGTGCCATTATCACCAGTTGGTAGTGCAATTGTTGTCTGTCTATCTAAAGTAGTGAGTTGAGCAGAAGTGGGCAAGTTCTGCTTCGGAATAGCAGTGTGGTAATCGTAAGGCTGTCTGAGCTGAAAGTATTCCGGTTGCTGTTTAGAGAAACGATCATGACCGTTCAACTTGAGCCTTAATTCCGCCTCATCAGAACCTCCATCAGAAGTCCAAACCAATTCCTTAACGGGATGATTGAAGTTGAGCTTAGTAGTCTGACCAGACTCACCCGTTTGTCTCTGAACCTGCTCAATGAGGTATTCGTGAGAAACCTGAGCAAAACGACGGCGCTCATCGGTATCAAGGTAGATGTAGTCACATAATACTTTGCAGTTAGCTGGACCGGCTCCACCGTAACCACCCGAAGCCGCACCCCAGTTAAACTTAAGTTTAACTTCATGGTACTGAAGAGCAATTAGGGGCAAGGCGAGACCCGGGTTACGACAGAACCAGAACTGAAGAGGAACCTGAACCAAGTTAATCGGACCAGTTGAGCCTTTGGCACCAATACAACCCTGCATAGATTTCAGACCAATAGCCTTTGATTCGGGTGTGGATAATTCGTTCCAGATCTGCATCCATTCCTGATAGTGACGATCAATACGCTGACCACCAATCTCAAGCTCAACATCTACTATCAGTTTAGATCCATCGGTAATTCCCGTTGCTGCAGATGTAACATAAATCTTGTGAACTAAATCACCATTGCGAGAAATAGTAACAGTTCCTGAGCCACCAGTGGCCGTTCCCTGAGAACCATTGATAGTCTGCTCAATGGACTCCATCGAGAAGTTCGTGTGTCTGCGGTAGACAACCTTAAAGAAAGTAATTTGCGGGTTACCCGTAAGGTAAATATCCTGAGCACCATAAGCTACAAGTTGCATCAATCCTCCTCCCATATTTTTATACTATAGCATAGAAAATAATTTAAGAAAATAAAAACATTCTTAATTAAAGATTAGTAATGAATTCTGGAAACAAAGGCTTTCAAAATTTAGGAAATACTTGTTATATGAACTCAGCTCTTCAATGTTTAAGCCATCTCCTAGAATTTCATCCTAAAAATGATACATTTATGAATGATTGTTTAAAGTGTCAAAATCGTTCTGATTATGAATTAATGAATCAATGGATCAAGTTACAAATGGATGTTTGGAGAAATGATTCTGGTGAAGTTATTAATCCTCAAAATTTCTTAAGATCTTTTATTGTTCAGTGTCGGGCAAAAGACAAAATCTTCTATAATTTTAATCAAAATGATGTCGATGAATTCTTAACTTTATTAATGGAACTTCTTCATGAATCTATCAAGAAAAAGGTAAAAATAACGGTAAAAGGAGAACCTAAAACTCAGCTAGATAAACTAGCTTACAAATCAATTGAAGGGTGGAAACAATTTTTTGAAGATGATTATTCTTACATTATCAAGAAATTCTATTCACAATTATTAACTGTTACAAGTTGCACAGAATGTGATTATGTCACTACGAATCATGAACCATTAATGGTTCTATCCTTGGAAATTCCGGAAAAGAATTCTTTAACATTAAGGGATTGTCTAGACAACTATACAGCATTAGAAACTTTAGATTGTGATAATTCTTGGAAATGTGATAAATGTAAATGTAATGTTGAGCCTGAAAGGAAAATTATGTTATGGGAATCATCAGATGTTCTGATCATTCTCTTAAAGAGATTCAAGGACGGGAGAAAAAATGATGCTTACATTCAATTTCCATTATCTCTGGATATAGAAGATTACATTATCAACTACAGTGACAGTAGTAATAATTATGCTTTAGCTGGGATGTGTATTCAGTCGGGTAATGTAGGAGGAGGTCATTATTATGCGATGTGTAAGAATAATCTTGATAACTCATGGCACACATACAATGATTCGAGTGTTAGCGATGTTTCCGAAAAAGAAGTCCTACAACAGAAGCCGTATTGTTTATTTTACAGAAGGGTCTAATCAATCTTTTTTCCCTCAGATTTAATCAATCTTTATTTCCGCAGATTTAATCAATCTTTATTTCCGCAGATTTAATCAATCTTTATCCATTCCTTCTTTTTGTTCCGATAGATCTTCCCATCTTTTCCCTTAATCATTACTCCTTCAGGAATACAATTTGAACAATATCCCAAAGCATTCGGATTGTTCATATTATCACCTTGAGTCACATTACACTTACATTTGTTTTTGAATTTTAAAAGACTTCCCTTATTTACAGTTTTTTTCCTAGATTTTCTTTTCTTTTTGTAACGATTCGTTCTCCTATTCGTTCTTCTACGACCCTTTCTTGTAGATTTTCTATTCTTACTATTCTTTTTATTCTTTTTATTCTTTCTATTTTGTCTCTGTGCTTTTGCTAATTCTTCAAAGGGTATGGCGCCACCGTGTTGCTTCATTAGTTTGCTATAAATATTATGATTGTTAGTCATATATATTATATCCTAGATAATCTTTTGTTCCACTCCCATCATCCTCATCATCAGATATTTCTTCCATGATATCAAAGTATTCATACAAGAATTCTATCAAATGATCATATGATTTATCTCTGAATAAATCCAAAGCATAAGCTTTCTCCATTTCTTTATATTTCTCAAAAATAGTCTGAATGTCTTCGGAATACTTAAGATCAAAGTTTTGAAAGTTTTCATCAAATGCTAACTCATTTTCCCTAACAATTCCTTTATGATAAACTTCATAAAAGAACTCTTTGAATTTATATTCAAATGTTCCCCCATCTGTCAGAAATGATAATTCATTCTGATCGTTGTACCAACGCACAATATGACTTAACATGATTCCCAATACATCTTCAATATAATAATCCTCTTCATATTTGATAGGTGTTCTGATCCACTTCTTAAATTCCATTCACTTCTATTTAATCTTTAGTAAAGAAAAAGAATTCTTTTAAGACGAATAAACTTAACTTTTAATTCAAGATTAGATATTGTGTTCAATAAAATAAATGATTGTATCTCTTAATTGTTCCTTAGTTAAATCATCTACACTCAGAGTCAAGTGTGGATAGCCTGGTTTAAATTTAAATTCAACTGTTTCAGATAAATGATCCACATACTTAAGATGTTCCTTATGTGTTTCGGGATAGGTGTCGATGATTCGCTTAGCTTGAAGTCCTTTAGATATATTTAATTTGATAATTATCCAATTATCTTCTACTAGAGCATCTAATTCATTCTGATATCGGATATCATCTATCACACCGAATTCTTTAGTAAGAGTTTGCTTAAGGACTTGATTGACCCAAACTTCCGAATCAATATCTCTCATTTTATTGGCGAAGTTGATCAATAGTTTTCTATCTTTCCCAACCATATTGAAGAGCTCACTTGCTAACTCTTTCACTTTTTGACCAAATGAATATCTTTGATAGCGGGAATCATGCTCTTCTAGTATTTCCGCAATCGTGCTCTTTCCAGAACACATTTTCCCAATGATGGCGATTTTCATATATTACTACTACTATAAAAATCATATATTTTTAAGTCAAATTTACTTAAAACAGTAATACTATATAAATGTATAGGGTGTATCAATTAATGCGGGTTCAAAAAAGAAATGGAAATCTAGAAGATGTTTCTTTTGATAAAATCCTGGCGAGAATTAGTTCCATGTCCACTGGATCCGAATTTGTTCATCAATTAAATATAGACGCAACAAAAGTCGCGCAAAAAGTAATCCAAGAAATTTTTGATGGTGTGGAGACTTCTGAACTAGATATATTAACATCTGAGACAGCTATAGCGATGTATTCAGTTAATCCCGAGTATGCAGTGTTAGCGAGTCGTATTCTTGTGTCAAATCATCACAAGAATACACTTGACACGTTCTCTGAAAAGGTGGATCAATTATTTCATTTGGATAAACCACTCTTGAACAAGGGATTCTATGATTTAGTTGTAAAGAATAAAGAGCTAATTGATAACAAAATTGATTATTCCAAAGATTATCTCTTTGATTTCTTTGGTCTTAAGACTCTTGAGAAGAGTTATCTTTATAAGATTAAGGATGAAATGGTTGAAAGACCCCAAGATATGATTATGAGGGTGTGTCTTTCAATTCATAGAAATGATTTAGAAAAAGCATTTGAATCATATGATTTGATGTCTGAACATTATTTCACTCATGCGACACCCACTCTGTTTAATGCGGGTTCCAATCGCGAACAATTCGCCAGTTGCTTTCTTCTCTCTATGAATGATGACTCTATCGATGGTATCTACAAAACTCTTAAAGATTGTGCTTTAATCTCACAACATTCGGGTGGAATCGGTCTTCATATCCATAATGTGAGAGCTAAAGATTCATTTATCGCCGGAACAAATGGCAAGTCAAATGGGATTGTCCCGATGCTGAGGGTTTTTAATGATACGGCACGATACGTTGATCAGGGAGGAGGTAAGAGGAATGGCTCCTTTGCGATCTATTTGGAGCCGTGGCATGCCGACATCTTTGAGTTCCTAGAACTCCGAAAGAATCACGGGAATGAATTAGAGAGAGCGAGAGATCTTTTTTATGCTTTGTGGATCCCCGATCTGTTTATGAAGAAAGTTGAAGCAGATGAAGACTGGTATCTATTCTGTCCGAATGAATCGTGTAATCTGAGTGATTATTATGGTGAGGATTTTGTTCATAAATATGATGCTCTTGTCCAACAAGGACTCTTTCGGGAAAAGGTTTCGGCGAGGAAACTGTGGTCAGCCATCCTAACATCTCAAATTGAAACGGGGACACCTTATCTTCTCTACAAAGACGCTTGTAATTCTAAATCCAATCAAAAGAATCTCGGTGTGATTAAATCATCTAATCTTTGTACCGAGATTATGGAATACTCCGATAAGGATGAAACTGCTGTCTGTAATCTAGCATCTATTTCTCTTAAGAAATTTGTTGTTAAGAAAGATGTATCTGATATTCAACTCCGGGTCTACTCTAAACCCGGTTGTAGTTATTGTGATATGACTGAGAAATATTGCTTAAGACACAACATCCAATATGAAAAAGTATCATATGAAGAATTATCTTTAGCTCAAGAAAAACCACACGGCGTTAAGTTCCCTCAGATTTATCGCATTGATAATTCTAAATTCGAACACATCGGTGGTTACACAGAACTAGAGGATTATTGTCGGTCGGATTTTGATTATGATAAACTCGTTGAAGTGACAAAGGTTGTTACTAAGAATCTAAATAATATCATTGATTATAATTATTATCCTACACCAGAAACCAAAAGATCCAATACGAGACACAGACCTATTGGTATAGGTGTTCAGGGTCTAGCGAATGTATTCTTTGAATTGGGTATTCCCTTTGAGTCAGATTTAGCCAAAGAATTAAATGAAAAGATTTTTGAGTCTATTTACTATGGCTCCATGGTTGCGTCAATGGATCTAGCCAAAGAAAGAGAAGCTAAGATGAAGATCCTTAAAACAGGGATGAGTCAATCACCTGAAAACGGTCTAACGGATTTTGTATCATCGGATATTCTGTTGCAACTTCAAAGAGAAATTAATTATATTCCGGAAGAACTTGATCGCGATGAATATCTAGGTTCATATTCATCATTTATGGGATCACCTCTTCAGCAGGGTTCATTCCAACATAATCTATGGGGTCATCAATCTTCAGATAGATACGATTGGTCTAAACTAATGAGTGATGTTCAGAGATATGGTGTTAGGAATAGTCTCCTGGTTGCTCCTATGCCCACCGCATCCACAGCACAGATTTTGGGTAATTATGAATGCTTTGAACCAGTAATGTCCAATATTTATACTAGACGAGTCTTAGCTGGCGACTATATGGTTCTTAATGAATATTTGGTGAATGATCTCATATCATTAAATCTATGGTCAAGAGATATGAAAGATAAAATTATTCAAAATGATGGGTCTATTCAGGCAATCGAAGAAATTCCTAATCATTTTAAAGCAAGATACAAAACAGTATGGGAAATGAAACAAAAGAATATTATTGATATGGCGGCCGACAGAGGCAAGTATATCTGTCAAAGTCAAAGTATGAATTTGTTTGTCAGTTCTCCTAGTTCTAAGATTCTGACATCAATGCATTTTTATTCATGGAAGAAAGGTCTTAAAACGGGAATCTATTACTTGAGAACTAGACCTTCCTCAAAGGCGATTCAGTTCACAGTCAAGCCGGATAATTGTGAAGCGTGTTCAGCTTAAATATTAAAATCTTTCTCTTAACCACAAATTAAACGCCCATTTCTCTCCTTTTTTAATTGGTAAACCAGCATGTCTTGATTTCATATTTAATGATCCGTCGGGATTTATAATTTTAAAAAGGACCAATCTCCCTTTCTTAGCTTCAACTAAGAGTGGTTCTGTTGATTTATCGATTGAATCAAACCCAGTTTCACCTCCTTCTTCTACATCATTTAAGTAGACTAGAACAGTACCGATTCGGTTCCCTCTTTCAGAACAAAATCGGTTATATTTATCTTTGTCTCTCTTATCATAAGCATCATAATGATATTTGTATTCTTCGGATTCATTGTAATGAATCACTTGAAAATCCTCAAAATACCGATAATCACAATTCATTAAATCGCCGATCTTTTGACTAATCTTTAACATTTCGGGATACCTTTCTTTTTTGATCCAATTAGATTGATTCGTCCTCCCTTTGTATTTAGAATTAGGACCATATTTACCTTTATCTTTCGCTAAAAATGAAACACCTGCCGATTTCAGTCCATCTTTAGAAACAGTTTTGATGAACTCACACTCTTCATCTGTTAAGAAATCATCGATAACAAACAGATAAGGATCATGACACAATACTTTAACATCGTATTTATCCATCTTTTACTATTATTATTTTTTATTTACTGGATTTTTTCGCGAAATAATCTTTGCGAAAGAATCTTTACTCTTTTTTATATTTAACAGTATGGATGACAAATACAAAATAGATGATAATAGAGCATCGTCTTTATTTAAAACGAAAACCTTCTCAGGATTTAAAAAGAAAGATGTTTTAAAAGCTCTCTTTCAAAGCATTGAGAAGGGTAAATTAGAGAATGCGTGTCATTGGACAACCGAATGTATTATCTCTGGATATTTAATTGAATTACTTGATAAATTTGTCTCGTTTGCCTCTAAAATTATTCATCTTAATTCACCCGAATTACCTTACTATCTTTTGAGAAAAGTGAAACTATTTTATAATACACTTGACTTGGATTTAAAGAAAACAGCTCAGAAAGAGAACTTAATTCATTATCGGAATAATCAAACTATCCGAAACATCTTTTTTGATATCGTGACAGTTCTAACAACCACCGCGAAGACCAAACGATACGATAAATATCCGAAAATTAATGAAACAACTGATTTCTTTTTTGAGAATATTAAACTAAGATTGAAAGCACAAGCAAACTTTATCCCAGATGATATGATACAATTCACCGATCCAGAAGAATTAAAAATAATTATGAATGAGATTATGTTTCAGTACAAGAACTTAGCGTCGGGATATGAAGTCACCAGTTATTGGTTGTCATGGGTGATTCAGTGGGAAAAAGTAAACAGAAAAAAGAAAATTAAATGGGAAATAGAAGAAAGGAAAGTGACAAATGTGAATCCTAAATATTGTAAAGATGTAATGTGGTTAGTATGGCAGACAATCTTAAACGAAGCAAACGAAAGAGATGAAAATACTAAATTACAAATATCATCATTATACAATTTGTATAAAGAGAGTTATGCTCCTGGTAAAAAAACAACAAGAATTCCTTTATTGTATCACGCTCTAGGATATTTAACACATCATGTTAAATTTACGATCCCTATCCGTAAGAATCAAGAATTATTCTTACAAACGCAGTGTAATGTGAATTTTATGTTCTCATTAAAAAAAACAAATGAAGTGAAAGATGCTATGAATCCTATTAAAAAGAAAGACTTACCTAAAAAAGCGAATGTTCAGAATGAAATGACGCAAGATAAATTTATGGTATTAACAGATATTGATACTCTTGTTCAGAGTAAATGATTTAATTATATTTACCGATTATTGACCCGTAGATCCGAATCCTCCCGCACCTCTGCTCGTATCAGATAGTTCATTGGATAGTTGAAATGAGTTCGGTTCTAGTGATGGCCCACACAGTTGAAACAATCTTGTTCCCCTATTAATTTGGTAGCTCTCGGATGAAAGATTATCAAGAGATACAATTAGATTCCCACGATATCCTGCGTCGATAATACCCACCGAATTTGACATCCTTAGTGGTGTCTTTGAGATAGATGAACGCGGATACAGATAATAAGAAACGTGTGATTCCTTATTCTTGTTATTAAACGCTTCGCACGCAATTTCGAGTGATACTTGAACGCCTCTTGCTCCACCTGGAATAAGAATAGAATTAGGCATATACAAATCTAGTCCAGCATCACCTTCATGAAAATGCTGGTGATTATGATACAATTCTCTCAAAGAATTACTATTATCCAGACAATCATCGCTAATCTTAATTTTCAAGTGCATTTTCTCTTATATAATCTTATTCTATCTTTCTCACTTAAGTATTTTAATTACTATCTCAGTAAATAAATCAAATTTAGATTTATTTTCGTCACGGATTATCTTTAAAATACTTTATGAATACTTTACTCAAGGTCTGACTTCAGCGGGTCCTCCTGACCCACCTCATGCACCTCCAATCATTCTGGAGCTAGATTGGTATTTTGTTTGGTTACCCCCCGATCAGTCCCCACCTTTAACTTTTTTCTCTTTCTTTTTCTGTTTTTTAGTTTTCTTGTTCGCACCTCTCCTTCCAATTTTTTTGTGACTTCTTCTCACAATAAAATTCACACTTGATTTTATTTCATACTTCTTCAATAGTTTCTGAAGTTTTTTAGTAACATCTTTACCAACTATGTCTTCTAGACCCTTCGTTTTCACTTTAGACCATTCACCAACTTTGCTGATCCCTGAAAGATAATACTTGGATCCTTCTTTCATAACAAATTCGTCATTTAAACGAATGCTAGTTTTTTCATACTTCGGCATATATATAGTGAATTAGATTATTATTAAAGAGATAAACGACATAAAGGACAAGTTAGATTCTTTTGCAACCAATTCTCAATACATTCTTTATGAAAGCAGTGATTACATTTAAGAGTTGATATTTTTTCTCCATCTTCAAATTTATCCAAACAAATACAGCACTCGCTATCGTGTATTAACAACGATTCATCATACTCTTTTATTTTGATTTCTTTTAAAATGTTTCTTCTCCGTTCTACCCTTTCATTGATATTATTTCTTATTCTGATATCTTCTAAATAACTATATCGGTCTCTTTCGCGATTATCCCACATACCACATAATGTAACAGAACAGTGTGTTGCCAGTAATGTAAAGCACATAAAACCTGCTAAATATAGAACGGCTTCATCCGATACATTTGAACCAGTATCAGTTATATTATGATTTGTATCATAATAGTCAATATAACCATCATTATCATATTCGTGATAGTTGTCATAATTATCGTATTGTTCATATTTATTCATTGGATAGTCTCCCATGAATAAAGTATATATAAAATAGGTAAGAAAACTTTAATTATTTAATAGCCGAAAGGATTGTAGGAAGGGGAATCAAACGTCCCAGAATTTAAGCTACGACTCTTTAGTTCTTCTTTCTTGAGAGATTGTTTAAGAGCTTTGATGTTTCTCGTGACTTTACGCTTTTCAACGCGAACTCTTTTACTGCTTACTCTTTTAGTAGCTCTACTTCTTTTAGAAGATCTTCTTTTAGTAGTTCTAGATCTTCTTTTAGTGGATCTTCTTTTAGTGGATCTTCTTTTAGTGGATCTAGATCTTCTCGGACTTCTGGATCTAGATCTTCTCGGACTTCTGGATCTGGAACTACTTCTCTTAACTCCGGCTCTGGATCTTCTCGGACTTCTAGATCTTCTAGAAACTCTTCTGGAAACTGCTCTGGATCTTCTCATTTTATATACTCACTTAGAAAATAATTTAACATTAATAGTAAATGACAAATAAGAAAAAGTTTGATATCGATGCTTTATCCCTCAAATTAGATTCTATTCATAATGAACTTGATGAAGAAAAGAATTCTTTTAAAGAAATGGTTACAACTATTTCAGAAATTGATGAAACAAACGTAGCCAAAGAAACGCTCTATTCTTTAATGAATGAAGATGAAAAACATTATCATATTATTAATGAAGAATACAAAGAATTAGTATCGCGTTTTTCTTTAGCCTATGTTGAGATGTCCGAATGGTACTGTGGTCGCGAAATACCATTAGATGTCTACAATAAGATTTATAAGAAATCATTAGGGAATGATAAAAAAACACATCAATATGGGACGTATCTCGACTCAAAAAAAGATGTTAGAGAATTGTATCAGCTGTTTGCTTTTATGTTATTGTTTGAGTCTTATACTACTCGTGTTTATTAGAGTTTCTGAAGAATAGTTCTGATAGTTTTGATAGGTGGTCTCTGAGCCGAATCCTTGAATAGACATCGTTTCAGAATAGTTTTAAGACTCTTATCCTCTATCGTTTTCAAAGCAGTCAATACATCCTTCCGACATTCTGCATAAGATTCCGATTCGCCTTCTATCCATACATCTCCCGTCCATACCTCGATGATAGTTACGCCTAGAGAATAGATGTCTGTTTTATATCCCGCTAGACCATCTTTAAGTTCTGGCGCCATGTATCCTTCTGTTCCCATATCACAATCACATTCTTTGATTTCACTACTCTTCGTTGAATCCATTTTTACAGACGCACCAAAATCAATCAATTTTAGACCCTTTATAGAAACCATCTCTCGCGTATTCTTCAAAATATCTTCCGTATAGTAAATCATATTTTGAGGTTTGAGATCACAATGCACGATATGATTATTGTGTAAGTCTTGGACGCAGTCACACATTTTCATACATATATCCTTCTTTGTTTCACTGTTCATGGAATAGGTATTCTCTGTTTCGTCCTTTCTCCAGTAGAGAGGCTGTTTCAAGTAATCGTCCAAATCTCCATTTGAGTTCAACTTCTCTAACAAAACATAGATCTTGAGTGATTGGTCTTCTTCGGATATTTCTAGAGTGTATCCGTAGACGGTAATACACCCCGATTCATTCATAAGCATCGACAACATACTCAATTCGTTATACGCGTCGTCATACATATCTCCTTCGTATCCCGAATGATAATTGTTTGATGAAAACTTCTTCGCAGCACAATCGATACTATCGCCACCATTATACCGAAGTGATCCTTCATATACCGAACCGGTCGCCCCTGAGCCTAGTTTATCGCCAAACTCTACATCTTCTCTCTTAAAGGAGGTGATGTCTAATTTACTGATGTTTTCTTGAAATTCAGGTAGGTTGTCCAGATAAGACATCTTTACTAATTGTAAAAAAAGGGGTAATTTTAAATCAAATTTTATTAGTGCTTTAATTAAAGAATTCTTTATTGACCGGACTCATCAATTACTTCCTTGATCAATGACCACAATGAATAACTATCATACGTAATGCCATTACATACAGCACAACCGTGCCAAGTAGGGACAGGTGGTTTCTCTTTCTTACCGATGATATCATAATCCATATTAAACCAATCGTATAATGCTGTAATCCACATATGTCTCAGAACCTGTGATTTCAGCCAATACCGATGACGAAAATGAACTTCTTTCATAATCAATTCTTTCTCTCTCAGGTATTCTTCTTCCCACATATCATTGTGACCAATTTTCTCACACTTCCATACCGAGATGTTTATCTCTATACCAAACTCACTACGAGTCACATTATCTAGGTCCCATTGAGTTCGACGGAACAGGAGTTCTTCTGGTAACAGAAATTCTTCCAGATCATCATCTAAGTTCTTCCCCATCTGAAGCAATGTTCCTTGTCTTCTTCGGCACACATCTGCTATCGAATGGGCTGATAAATAATTAGGCGTTGTCCAAAGAACATTCGCGATACTCTGTTGCCCCTTTGGTTTCGTGGAATCCCATTCTCTTTCCGTGCGGATTAGATTGTATTTAATCGTCCTACCTTTTACCCCCACCACTCTCCCATAATGATTGTTAACACGAATGTAATCGTTCTTCACCAACTCCGGTGGTCCCTTTGTCTGCATCCGATAGAGCTCCTCCAGATAGACAAGCGGGATTTTGTTCTTAGTGAACCAATCAAGCATCTGCATTTTGTTTGAGCCATACTTCAGCCAAGAACGTAACGCTTCGTGTGCGAGGGCTCGATCCATAGGATCCTCCCAGCGAATCGTGGGCCGAACATTACACGATTCAGGTGTCTCAAAACTACGCTGAAGTTCTTTCAAGAGTGTGTTGTTAATCTTCCGGATGTAAAATTCTCTGTCGGCTTTTTGTTTCTTCCTTCGTTCTCCAGCAACTAGATCCGTGATCTTCTCTGTAATGATGCCGTAACACAGATGATGGAGGGGTGAATCTTCTGGCAGAGAAGCGAATGATTCGGTCTCATCGGGATACGGATCATAATGAACCTGGTGATACGGAACAGTCGTCATCGCCTCCATAAGTATTCTTTGTTAGTGTTTTAAAATGTATCCTAATTCTTACATCAAATTTGCTTCAAAGTCTCCAAACGAATTTGATTATTATCTTTATCCTATCTTTTAATAAAAAAACAGATCATCGCGGCGGGTAATGCCTCACTACTACGATGATGATGGTGAAAGGGTTGAGGTGACGTGTGGTTGTTTCACCATTTCTATGCTGGTGATAATCATCCAATACATTTACTTGATGGAACTCAGGGAAACGAACCCCGATTTGTATTGGATTGTGATTCTTGCTCAGTAATATGCTATGGTTATTCCCATGGTTATTCCTATGGTTATTCCTATGGTTCCCACTTAAAATTTAATGTGTATATGTATAGTAAAGAAGGGATGGGTATATTTGATTTTTTTGGTGAAATATTTTGGATAATGATTGATGAATTGGATCGTAGAGAAAGACTAATGAACCGAATACCACTTGATTAAAAAAATGGGATAGGAAATGATAGGAATTGAACCCATTCTTTCCTTTAGTTTTTTTTTTGTCTTTTTTTTGTTTTATTGTTCTATCTCTAATACTTAGCTGATACACCCCATCGCGAGGAATGCTTGATGCGTGGCGCAGGTCCTGGTGTTGTGACCGGTAAGGCCACACGCCCGACACACTCGCGGCTGTTTCTTGTAGGTGGGGTCTTCTAGGGTCATGAAGAATGTCTTATTGAGACCCTCGAGAGCGTTGGTCTTCTTACTCTTCTTGGTCTTCTTGGTCTTGGTCTTCTTGTTTGGCGACGAAGGGGTCTCCAGAGCCGAGTTGGCGGGGCAGGTCCGAGCGTTGTGACCGGTCAGACCGCAGTTCCCACAGATCCGCGCCTTGGTCTCTGTGCGCTTCTTGCGCTCCTTTCTGGGTTCAGACGACTCAACCGTCGCGACAGTCACGACAGTCGCGACAGAAGAGCACGGGAGACAGCGGTCGTAGATCTGGTCCTGATGGCTCTCCTGGGTCTTCGGGGTCTTCGGGGTCTTCGGGGTCTTCTGGGAGCAGGTCCTGGCGTTGTGACCGGTCTCACCGCATGAGCCACACTTCCGCTGGGCCTTGCGGACCAAGTTGACGGCGGCGGGGCAAGAAGAGGAGCGACTCATAGTGGAAAGACTCATCGTGGATCTAGTTTAGATCTAGTTTAGATCTAGTTTGGATCTAGTTTGTGGTTGGTTTGTGAGTAGTTTGCTGGTTCTCTGTGGGGTTTGTTACTAATAATTCTTAGAGAAGGGAATCAAATTTAGTCCAGAACTCTCTAGAGAAGAGCACCAGTGGAGAATAGAGAATTGTGGGTCTTCTTTAGAATACTCGAAATCTATCAAAACCAAACCAATTCTTTTGTTCCATAATCCTCAAAGAATTCTTTGTATTCATCTGTTACATAAACTGTTAGATCTTGTTCTTTAATTAACGGCGATTTACTCGTCCATTTATCTTCATTCATAAGATGATGATATACATTCTGAACTCTTTTTTTATGACCCTTAACCCTCTTAAGTTTCCATTCACATTGACACGCTTCTTTCAAAGTTAAGAATCCATCGATGATACATATTGGTGACCAATTTTCTCTTCTACTGGTGGCCTTAGCTCCTCCTTTTATTATTTTATTATGCTGTCTCCACCTCCTAAAGAAGTTATTCGTCATTCCGATGTATGTATGATTATCTGATTTGATGATGTAGACTACGTAATTCATTTGTTCAGTCATTTGTTCCTTCTCCTATCTTTAGTAAATTTGATTCTGTGCTTAAGTGATTTAGCATATCAAAACAAAGAGACAAAGAGAGAAATAGAGAAATAGAGAAAGACTCGGAAACATAGCAAAATAGATGATGCGATCATGTATTATAGCGCAAGCAGAAGCAACAGGGAGAATGGACACCTACAAGACCTACTACCGCGATGCCAAGAACGCCTTCCATCAGAAGGAGGACGAGGTCAAGGTCTGCAAGGAGTGGATGGAGGAAGGTGGTGATGCGAAACCGATGCTTCTCCCTGACGGCACCCCACTTCAAGGTGTGATGCCTTCCGGTAAGCCGGTCTTCGAGGCATTCTACAACTCCATCAACAAGTGCATCGAGGACCCGAACGGTGGCACTCGGCTAATTGAGACCGATGACTGTATCGTGATTATCCCAGCTGGGTTCCGAAAGGCGAAGACCTGGAATACGATGAATCCGTGTCGCTACGAGATTGGGGGTGAATCAACGCTTCAGTCTCTCCTCCATGTCCTAGTCATTCCGAAGGTGCGGATTGATTCGCCCCTGTCCCTACAGAAGGAACACATTCCGCTTCTCAACAAAATGCGCGAAACAGGGCGCGTCGCACTAGAAATCCTCTATGAGGGAAATCACAAGTCCGTTGGTTCTCTAAACTGGGTCCTGTCCCAGAACGATTCGATCAAGCTGGATGATAAGATGATCTCTACGCGCATTCGACCATCAGATCTGTCAGCAAATCGCGAGATCCCACTATCAATGGATACCGAATGGAAGATGAAGACCGTGAAAGAATCGTTTCACGTAGACACGTTCAGTGTGCGTTATCTCCATCTCCACGTCTATTCGGACGAGTGGCGAACAGTGGCGTATGACAAGCTTGAGTCGGATGCCGAGGCAGTTGGCAAGAAAAAGAACATCCCTCTTGATGCTGTCCTAGAAGTTCTCAAAGAAGAGTAATTAAAATCTAAAATCTAAAATCTAACCCCTCTCATCCACGCCTCCGCCCAATCATTATTATTTTTTTGTATTTCTTTTAATTCCCTATTTTCATCTCTAACATTTTGGAGAGAACCATTCATCCTTCTTATTTGTTGATGTAGATTGATAATAATTCCAGTTGGTTTATTAACGTGTTTAAAATACGGATTCACAAAGTATTCATTATTACGTTGCATATAGTCCCAAAAGACTCGTGTTTCTTCTTGGTTTTTTTGTTTTTCTAAATCAAGTATATAATGTATTATATCATCGTGATTATTCAAAAGAGGTCCTAGTATCAATTTTATTTCATCTGTGCGATTCATTATATTATAATCAATATAGTATCTTTTTAAACTAAATTTGATTTAAAAAATAGATACGTTTGTATAAACAAAGGGATAGGAATGGAACAGAATAAGGGAATTGATCAGACTAAAACAACCGAGTCAGACATGACCAGTGATTATGATATGGTCGGTGGTCTAACGGAGTGTAATGATTGTAGTCGCGTATGGGATGGCAACGCTCAGTGCCCGTGTTCTTTGGTCGGATATTCGTCGGATGAATCAGATGATTCCGTTGATTCCGTTGCATCATCTATTAACGATCCGTATGATCACGCTATTGATCCTAATATTTCACCGTGGCTACCGATGAATTCGTTTGAAGAAGGGACACCACTCGAAGATTATATGAAGAGATGGATCGGGACGGAAGATCTTAATGATCCGAGCAATCCAAATGAACCGATCAATCAAAACGAACCGATCAATCAAAACGAACCGATCAATCCAAATGAACCGATCAATCAAAACGAACCGAGCAATCCAAATGAACCGATCAATCAAACCGAACCGATCAATCAAAACGAACCGAATGAAGCCGAGGTTCCAACTGATATGAAATATAAGAATTGTATGGATGAATGGATGAAGAAAGAAAAACAGAAGTATTCCGACACACCCCGATCACGAAAGATTGTATTCAGTGATATCGAGTATCGCGCCGATCCATATGATTATGGACTCTATACACGCGAAGCATTCTATGAATATTATGGTTCCGATGAAGTGTGGACACAGCAGCACCCACAGAAGTGTCTGCTACGCGATCATATCCATCACATCGCGGAAAACTACGATTATCTCCTACCTCGTCATATGAATATCCTAATGAAACATATTGCGAATACTTATAGTTAAATACCATATACATATATATCTATCTACAAATGATGTCTGATTCCCAACTTATTAATAAATCATTATTATGTTTTTTATTGAATGGTCATGAAGAATTAGCTTCAAAAATACTAGTATTTAAAGAAGAAGCAGAAATAGAAGAAAGTAAACAATTTCATATTGAGAATAATTTTTACAATTGGTTAAATTTTGATCTAAATCACAGACGTTCTTTAAGAGAAAGAAAAGTTTTACGAGAAACGAATCATATTACATTTGATCAGACTCTTCATATTTATAATAATCTACTGGATAATCTGGGATTAGATGAAGATTATCGTAGAACGAAATCATTAAGTAAGTGTTTTACATCCAAGTGGTGGAAAACAACAGAAAAAACAAACTTAAAATGGCACAAGATTCATAAAGCATTATTAGACAAGCTTAATAATTTAGATTCTTGAATAGTTTATGTCCATGATACAGAGGGATAATTAATGCCATCGCCAACTGAATGTATACGATAAAATTAACCATATCATTTGATATATTATTTATATGAGTGTATGCTACGTAGAAAAGTAGTGGAGCAACAAATAGGATATGAGTTAAATAAACCCAATTGTGACCCTCTATCAAAGAACTTAATTTCATTATATTACATATAGATATTATTTTCTTGATTTTGATCGTCTTTTTTTTCTAGATTTTTAGGTTTATTCTTATCAATGATATCCATTAGTAGATCCATACGTTCGAGAATATTGTCACATTTGCGATTAAAGAATAAGAATTCCTGAAGCATGGCCGTTGTTACACGTTTCTTTCTAATATATTGATAGAACTCATCAAAATGATCCGACTGCTCTGGTAGGAATGTATCATAGATATTTTTGATTTGGTATTTATCGGCATAGTCAAATTCTATCTTGTGATCTATCCGACAAGAGCGAACAATTGCTTTATCCATCACTTGTGCGTCGTTTGCCGTCAAGAATAGAAGAGTTCCTTCTTTACACGTGTGTCCGTCCAAACAATTCAGAAGAGTATTGAGTGTTAGCATATTATTATCGTCTCCCTTTTTTCTTTCCTCTGCATTAAAGATACTATCAATATCTTCAATGACAACAATATGTTTCTTATCTTCTTTATCATTAATTCCAGCAAAGGCATCTATCATCGCATAATCACTTAGTTCTTTTGTAATGGGAATTGTATAAATATCACAATCAAAATGCGATGCGGTAGTTGTAATTGCGGTCGTTTTACCGGTGCCTGGAGCCCCATAAAGCATAATCACACATTTATAAGGCATACCATATGAAAGATAAATATCTCTCGTTTCTTTCTTAAAAAAATCATCAACGAGGTCTGTTAGTGATTCTTTCTGTCCCTTTTTAAGATAGAGTGTATCGAGTGGTCTCTTGGGTAGTTTAGAGAGTAGTGCCCAGTACTCTTTTTTGTAGTAGAATACCCGAATTGTCTCGTTGGTTGATTTGCGGATATCTTGTCGTTTCTCTTGAACAAACTCTTTCGCAATATCAATGAGTTTGATAAGTGCTTCTTTATTTTCACACGAAAGAACCAATTTGCTCATAATTATGTCATTTGCGGCACAAGTTTCACCACAATTTATCATTGTCCTTACATTCATAGACTCATCTTTAATAGGTTCTACAACTATTCTAAATACATAATCCTGTTCTTCAATCGTTTCCATAAACTCAAAATCGCAATTATGAGGGATAATTGTTCTCAAACGTTTGCTTGAATCGTATCTGCGACTTCTATAATCATATCGCGAATAAATACTTTCATCTAGATAGACAAAATCTTCTATTTTATCTTCATGTTTATCATACAGATAATCTAGAGTCGTCTGAAAGAAATCATCACACGAATAATAGATTATATTTGGCATCTTCAACTATACAACTATACAACTATACAACTATATACAACGAATGTGTTTAAATATATTGGTGGATCTATTAGAGAAGTAATAAGATTGATTATATAAATTTGATTTAAAAATAAATATACTATAATATATCACTAAATGTATTTGATTGAAAAGATTAACAGGAGTCGGAAAACTCTAAAAGAAGTCTTATCCGCGGAATGGGATACAGATTCCATACATAATTTGTCAAACAAAGAACTAGAAATTATGTATTCAAATACCAATACGAATGCATATGAAAGTTCGGGTTGTAATATAGTATTGAATCATCGTGTAATCAAAGGACATAAACTTCATGTAATCTATTATAATTTTCCAGAATTGAATCGTAGTGGAACTAAAGTTAATAAGACTTGTTGTGAAAAATTAACTGCGTTGTACAAAACTGAAGGAATTGAGGACGATTTTGATGCGCCGTTTGAAAAAGACGACAGTCTCTTCGTTATCATTAATGAGAAACTTTCGGAATCGATGGAAAAGAGTGTTGAAGAAACATTCCTAAAAGGTCAGGAAGAGTTAGCTAGCGTCGGTCTTCGTCCTGAAATTACAAAACAAATTAAAGAAAAAAATAATTCTTTTAATACATCACACTTTAGAAATATTCATATGTTTCACGTAGATTCACTAGTAAATAATCTACTGAACCATCGTCTAGTCCCCTATCATGAACCCCTTAGAGACGAAAAAGTTATTACGACTCTTCTAAAGGGATTAAACGCCACTAAATCTCAATTGCCTGTCATTCTTAGAACAGATGCTGTGGGAAAATTTCACCGATTGGCACCGGGTGACGTTTGTAAGATTACTCGCAAAAGTAACAAGAGCGGTGAAAGTACTTATTACAGAGTTTGTAGGTAATTTGTGTAGGTAATTTGTGTAGGTAATTTGTGTAGGTAATTTGTGTAGGTAATTTGTGTAGGTAAATTATCTATTAGTAACCTAATGTTGAGTTAGAAACAATCTCATCATAAACACTTCTAGGAACGACTCTTATCTCAACCCCTTCTTTACATTGGGGTGAAACTTGGTTTACATATCCTGCTACAATCAAAAATAATCCTATCATAAATATGATTAATGCTAATCTCATCTTAATATAATGTATATTTTTTTATTTAGGGATTTCCTTCTAGAAGAGATCTTTCATAAATATCGTAACCAGTAGAATACATAGGACCATTGAAGATAAAATCGTCCATTAAGCCCTGTAATGTATCGGAATCTGTATTAGGATCCTGAAATGCTGCTTGAACCTCCTCAATAACATCTCTCTGTTCAGGAGTTAATGAACTTAATACAGTTTCTCTTCTGTCTTCATCAGTTATTTCTCCTCTCTCCCTGATATTTTCTCTTTCATTATCGAGAACACTATCACCGTCAATAGTTGTGTCTGATGCGGTCAATTTGACACCCTCAACTCCTTCAAAGATATTATCTCTTTCGGGGACATACAGGACAATACAACTATTCGGATACTCTTTATACTTATTAACATACATCATGATAGCGTATGTTAAGATACTAAAAAATATGATACAAAATAAAGTTATCAAGACTTCCATATATTAAACTATTTTATAATAATTTAATCTGTTTTTACTTCAACTACTTCTTCCTCTGTTACCTCTGTTACATCTGTTACATCTGTAACCGTTTCCTGAGTATCAGTAACCTCCTCAGTAACCGCCTCAACAACCTCCTCAGTAACCGTAGCTTTTGTGGATTCTTCCAATTTCTTAGCTAACCACGGATCTGCACTTTCCAAAGAATTCTTTAAAGAAGAATCTATCGTCGTTTCAATTTCTTCAACTTCCGTTTCTACTTCTTCGACTCCTACAGATTTCTCGTCTGTCGGAGTGTCTTCTTCCTCAATTGGTTCAGATGTATCTCCTAGATCATATGTTCTGTCTTCTACTTCTTTCTTGTTCTTGCGTTCTTCTTCTAATTGTTCTTTTCTTTTCTTTTCAGATTCTTCTTTCGCAGCTGCAATCTTATCTCTCTTCTGATCTTCATAAAAGATGTCTTTGTTAATGGTGTTTTCTTCATATTTCTCCATCATATCATTGAGTTGAGAATTCTGGAAGACCTCGCCTTCAACCCCGTCAGCACACGGATCCCACGGTAGCCAGTATCCAACCTGACCGATAAATACATGGAATGAAGAATCCAAAGTGGATAGTTTCTTAGCTCTGGCATCGGCCTCGTCTTTCGTGTTGTAGACACCACGAACCTTCAGACCTCTAATAGATGTCTGGAAATCATTCTGTTCATCAAAATCACGCTGTAATTCCGAAGAGAATTTGTAGCAGAAATCTTCGTATTTAGCGTAAGCTTCATCGAATTTCAGCTTATGTTCTTTGCAGTAACTCTGTAAAAACTTAGAAACCATAAATCCTTCCTTTTTTTTGATGAATGCTTCCGGTGAAACAAATGATAAACAAGCATACTGCTGCCCAGCAATAGGATCATCTACTTCTAGGTAATCTTTCTTCACCTCATCTTTCACTTCTTTATCAACAGAACTCATTTTATAATCTATGTAGATAAAATATTTTTAAGTATTTAACTCACTTAATCAAAATAATTTCTACACATTAGTATATGAAAGAATTATCTGATTTTAATGATGAATTGAATGGTGGGGTTCACGGAAATACGAAATTATCCATTCCCACGATCAATTTTAGGAATGCGATGAAATATTTGATCTTATTTATTTCGGTAACAACAGCGACGATGGTTATCCCCAGTTGCGGCGTTCTACGGAGACACGGTGTATATGTTGGATTGATCGGGGCAACAACATTTGCTATTGTTGACATGAGTTTCCCCAATTATGTAAATATTAATTAGGGTCTTACACATAAATTTGATTTTTCCTTACCTTTAGGAATTAAACTAAAAACGAAGGGTAAAAAACTTAGGAAAAAGATGGATTCATTCAAAAATCTGAGTAATAACTACACAGTAAGGCTCATTGCGGTGATGTCTATGATGCTTGGTATGAATATCCTCCTGATGTATTTCTGTAACTGGATGGAATGCTATCAGATTACTCTGACGAATCTCTTCAGAGGTAATTTAATCTGTAATGCTTGTACAGACTTTTCGTATCATATACTTACCTATCAAATGAGTCTATACTTTACAATCGGGGGTCTCTTTCTAAAGTTCATGACCGAGACCATCAATAAGTGTGTAGATGGTTTAATGGTTTAAATACTGGGAATGTATTCCCATTGTAAATCTTTACAGATTAGTTTCCATATTTGATCTTGTTGCTGGAGTTTCTCTCTACTTTTTAACAAGGGAAAATAAATGAGTAATTCATCATATTCTAATAACTCGCAAAACTTATGAAGCACATACGAATATGAAAGAAAGTTCTTTCTTTCTAAGGGACAGTTATTACTGAAAGGGACTTGGATTTCTTTAAACAATGATCTTAAATGTTCTTCTTCATTTCTTTTTAAGATAGGTGCTTTTTTTCCATTCATGATATTGATGATGTGTGGGATGTGTTCATAATATTTGTTATAATCTAATTTTTTTAAGATGTCTCTCACTTGTTTGTGAGTTATTTTTGAGATGTCTAAATTAATATTTTTCTTTATCTCGAGATAGATATCCTTGTAAATCTCTTCGGGTATTTCAGTTGTTTCTTTTGCTTGGAATTGAGCTAACCATTCATTAAAATGATTAATTCTCTTATAAGCAAAATAACTTGCTTCTCTAGGTGGATCTTTAAAAGAAGTCTTTTCCGAATTAATTATGATTTCTTTCGTATATCCACAATTCGTGCACACTAGTTCACTCTGTATTTGCTTAATACACATAGTTGTATTACAGATAGCACATTTGTCATTTTTCTCTATTAAGTCGTCCATATTCAGATGAGTATCATCTATATTCTCAATATACTGGGTGATATGACTTTTTAAATCTTCTTCTTTTTTCTCTTCTACCCTTCGTTCTTCTGATACTTCTTGAGGAAAAAAACTTAAGATATGTTTCTTATCTTTCTTGAAGGTAGATTTCACATTATTGTAGTAATCATTCAATAATAATCCATTTTCTAAATAATAATCTACTTTTTGAGCCGGAGTTAATGTATCCAAAAGGTTTGAGTGTATCGCATCGATTGTTATACGAGGATCACTATGACATTTTTTCGTCACTCTTTCTTTTACAGATGACATTAGACTCTTTAGATTATACTATGTTTAAATAATTTAAAATAATAATACCATCATAATATAAACTATGAATATCTTACCCGAAATCCCGAAAGGAGAGCTTGAGTGTTTTAAATCTAATGTGAAAGAATGGATTGATATTGACGAGGAAGTAAATGATCTGAACAATCAGATTAAAGAACTGAAGAAAAAGAAAAATAAATTATTAGAACCGAAAATCACTGGATTTATGCGTTCCTATAATATTTCGGATTTGAACACCGAACAAGGAAAACTTCGTTGTAATCAACGAAATACTAAAAAACCATTAAGTAAGACTCTTATTCAAGAAAGTCTTTTAGAAATTATGAAAGAACAAGATAAGGTAGATGATGCGATGGATATTATGTTAAATAAAAGAGAAACGGTGACTACTTACAAGTTGAGTAAGGTTAAGAAGTGAGAAGTTATTTTAGCAATTCTTAAACCCTTCTTTAGAGCCCGCTATAAAAGAATACTTATCATAATCCCCCAGAAACGGGCGCGAGTTGGAAGGACGGATCAACGGGGTGGTGAGTGAGAGCATATTCCACGGAATCGAAGTATAGATCTCGCTCGTTCATGCACTGGGACGGACCGTCTCCAAGCTCCCCCCCCCCATACTCGAAGCCGTACTTACGCACGTTGGCAGCGGAGACGAACAGAGCCTTATCGCTATTGAAGGCCTCCGTTGAATTCAACGAATTGGCCGGCACCGCAATATAAAAGCAATCATCGTCGCGATTCTTGGGCAAGAACTGCCACTGGATCCACAGTTGGCTGGGGGGTGATCTTTTAAGAGTTAAGATGTGCGCGTTACTTCTTCGAGGTCCTGCTTTCACATCTTGTTTGTAGATATATATGTCAAAAGAGGCGTTGTTGACAAATTTTATTTCGATACTATCATCATGCTCTCTGAACAATCGTCGCTTCCGACGTTGAAGCGTCGTCCACGCATTCAGCTCTGCCTTTGCCTTCGGTTTGCCCTCTGCTACCGCTATGTCCATCGCTTTTTTCAGCGCATCGTTGGGCACCCCCAAATCATTGGTTCCGGCCTCCTGTTCATACCATTCCATTAACCACTTTATCGCTCCGCAGTGGCCGAAATAAGCTGCTCTCATCAGCGGCGTGTGTATTTCTTGTTTGCCCTTGTAATTGACGCTAGCCTCGTAATTGACGCTAGCCCCCGCTTTCTTTAGTTCCTCCATGCACGCGACGTGGTTACCTTCCGCCGCCAAGTACAACGCACGACTGCCGGTTTTTTCTAAGGCGAAGGTCACCGGGTCTTGGGGGATGCCCGGGTCGGATTCCAGGATAGACTTCACTACGTCGACTTGACCATTTCTAGCCGCCCTCATCAGCGGCTCCGCCGCGATCCACGCCTCCAGCACGTCCCTCGCCTCGGTGCGACCCTCCCTCCCTGGCCCCTGTTGCTTCGCAAGGTCCAACGCGGTGTTCCCATTACTGTTTGTCAGCAGCCAGTCCGCCCCATTATCCAGGAGCCAATGTAACGCTTCGGTTTTGCCGAAGATAACCGCGAACATCAGCGGCGTCATTTTGTCATAGTGAATCTTATTCAAGTCCACCATTGGGACCCTATCCTCACCCAGCGCCTCACCCAGCGCCTCCATGCACTCGACGTGGTTATTCGTCGTCGCCCAGAACAACACCGTCAGCCCGTCCTCGTCAGCGTTCGGGTTCGCGCCTTGACTCAGTAATTGTCGCATTTCACTGGCGTTGCCTGCTTTCGCCGCTACAATCAGCTCTTTGTTCAGCTGCGTGTGCCTGTCAAACGCGCTTTCTGCTGGTACTGCTACTGTCGTGGGTTCAGGCACGGGTTCAGGCTCAGGCGAAGGCTCAGGCGACGACTCTATTCCGGGTGCATCGGACAGCTGAGACACCCACCGTCTTGTCGTTGCATTTATCTGTGACTCCATTTCTGAATAGGGATCGAACTCAATAGCTTGTTCAGACTCAATTAGGGATTCATCGGGGTGCTCCTTGATCCACTTCTCGAGTACGGCCTCCTCCTCCGTCTTGCCCCCCTCCTTCGCCCAGTCCAGCGCGGTCTTTCCGTAAAGTAGATCTTTTTGCCGCCAGTCCGCCCCTGCTTCCAAGAGCCACTTTAACGCATCGGTGTGGCCTTTGTAAGTCGCGATAATCAGCGGTGTTAAACCACTTCCCAACGACTCAGGTGGTTCAGAAGCTATCCGAGTCTTAGCCTTATCGATGTCGGCGTTGTGCTTCACGAGCACTTTCATGCACTCTACATGGTTATTCATTGCCGCGGTGTACATCGCCGTGCGCCCCAAGTAGTCAGGGGCGTTTACATCCACATTCCAGCCCTCACCCAGTAATCTTATCAATTCAGGCATATTACCATCTTCCGCCGCTTCAATCATATCATCTTCGTCATGCAAGTGCGCCAGGAACAGATATATATCCACCTTACCCCCAGGTACTGGCGTGGGTTCAGGCATTAGTCCCACATCTACAGATTCATCTAGGGAAATTACTGATGTATCATGAGAAGTTTTAGGTAGCTCCCGCGCAGGCGAATCATTGAACACTTTTTGATGTCCCTCACTTAGATGTTTGTATGGCAAGAGTTCGGATAAGCCGAGTTTTGCATCATAGACTAAATAGATATCATATTTACCTTCCTCGGCGTATGTCACACCCCTATCCCAGATTTCGCGGGAAACGATGGCCACGTTCCCCCCATTGTTGTCAATAATATGAATTTGCTGCGTGGAATCGTTGAGTTTTACCGATGTATCTATCTTCATCACCTGATTCCCTCCCACCCAATTTATTTGTATTAATTGTGTGATGCTTTTTCGATCACGTCTCTGTTCGTATTTTTTCTCTTTCTTGACTCTTCTTTCTTGTATCCACTTTGAGAATAACTGCCACAGGTTCGTGGCGTCGACGACGTTATCCATAAAATCTTCCTGATTTTCCTGAATATACTCCGCCATATCCCCAATCTCAACATAATTTTGTGCCTCAAGGGCTTTGTCCCATACTTTTCCCAATTCTTCGAATCCTACTTCCTTCATTCTCTCACACGTGGCATCTATTCCCTTAAGGTCTATAATATCAGGCACACCAGCCAAATCAATGACTTCTAATTCTTCCGCTGGTTCCTCTGACACCACTGACACCACTCCTGGTGGCGATGACGGTGGGTGGGGGGGGGTCCTCCCTCTTTCCGCGGTGCTAGAAGGGGTATGGTCCGGATGCGTAATTGTTGCGGCTTGAGTAATTTCTCTAATCCTTGCAAAAACGCATTCTAGATCCTTCTCACTGGATTTATCTCTGAGACCGAGAAGGTTTAACACATCGGTCCAAGAGGTGTAGAAGTTGGTCTTCTGGAAGAAATAATCTAGTAGTAGCTCTATGAAGTATTTTTTAAGGTCGGGCTCAGGGCCAAAACGCGAGCCAATTACTGGCCAACCGTTACTATCCACCGCCGCCCCCCCCATCACCTCCACAGCAATACCCTTGACTATTGACTCTGTACACCGTCTAAGTGCTTTACGCATTGCCTGTCTGGAACGCCTAAACGAGCGTCCAAGCACCGGAGTCCAATCGGGTAAGTTATGGATATCCGCGTGGTCTGACACGAATTCCTCCTCCATTGGATCGTATATCGTTCGGGCTTTTGTGAGAACCATATTTCTCTCTATCATACATCCGTCACGTTTATTTCCGTTACACAAAACGCTCTGGACATCTTCGTTAGGGTTCCAAGGGGTAGAACAACTATCACATCTTCGTATTCCGCAAATAGCACATATAGGCCAAGAGTTCTTCGGGTCTGGGGCGACTGTGTCCGTGTTAGCTGCTGTTTTCGGACAGTGGGGTGGCTGGGCGTCTTTCATATCGGGTCGTTCTCCACATCTTTGACCTGCTGCCCCCGCCTTCGCCAAGGCGCGCGCCCTCTGACTTCCATCCGACCCTACGAAGAGAATATGCCTAGATAATGCGCTCTCTGGATGACCTTTCTCCTTACCAGGAAGATCGTAGAGATGGCGCACGCCGTGAGTATTTTCCCAATGACGCCCATCAACGAAACCACCGATTATTTTAAACGGGCAATATCGCAATATATATTCAGTCATTACGGGAAGCATATTTATTTTTAAGTCTATAAAAATCTGTTTCCAACTTCTACCCTTCTTCTTGGTTAGCCAGCTGGCGTCACCCCAATTTTGTTGAATTTGTCCTTGGAGTTCGAGCATGGTGTCCACAGATCCACCAGGCCTGCCAATGGTGCGGTCCTGCATCCATCGCGGAACACTCGCCCCCCCCTCAAACAAAGTCATCCACGTTATCGGGTTGTTGGCTTCTGTCGCGGCTTCACCTTTGGAACCGGCACCTATATCTAGACCCAAGTGCTTTAATACGTTATATACACCCTCACCCGTGATTTCATCCGGGGCTTTTCCGAATAACGGTCCGCCTCCTCTAGTTTCGACGCGATTATTTTGTCTTCTCTTATTTCTTGTTCTATTCCTAATCCTTTTTCTGTCTTTTCTGTCTTTTCTGTCTTTCCGATAAACTCTTCTCTTACTCCGTTTATTATTCTGTGTTCGAATCTGTCTACTCTTATTTCTTAATGTTTTCCGATTAGTTCTTCTTAATGTTTTCCGGTTAGTTTTCCTGATGACCTTCATTGTTCTACCCTTCATTGTTCTACCCTTCATTGTTCTACCCTTCATTGTTCTAACCCCCCTTTTCTTAAAATTTTTATTTTTCTTATCCTTCCGAATAGTTCTTCTCATTTATATTAAATATAGATAATAAATTAACAATTCGTATACCCTTCTTTAGAACCCGCTATAAAAGAATACTTACTGTGAACAATATCATAATTTGCGGTTATTTCTTCATTCATAAAAATATCTTTAATCGCAATCAAGGAATACTTTTTATTGTCTTTAGTATAAACATCGGCATTGTATTGATTTGAACAATGATTTATATTTTCTCCTTCTCTCGAAATAAACTCATCAAAGTATCTATCATTGACGTCTTTTTGTAATTCTAAATCACTTATTTTATGAGGGAAGATATCATCTAAGATTATATCTCCCTTTTGGATCGGTAAGCAAGTGAATAATCCCGAACCATGAATAGGTGATTTGCCAACATACAGACTCAATTTATAATACTCTACAAGGAATATTATAAACATTATGATAAAAATGAATGAATAGTAACCAGTTAAATCAGATAAGTTAATCAAAGAGAACATTACTTACTATAATTCATATTATATTTATGGATTAAATTATGAATCTTCTTAGAATCTAGTGTTTCATCGGTGATCCAAGATATTATTTTGATCCTTTTCTCAACGAATTTCTTATCAAAAGAATTCTTATAAAGAATATCCTGTATCCACTCTAGTAATTTTAAATTGGGTTTATCCAAGAATTCTTTTACAAGTAAGATTAGAAAATCCTTATCGTGTATTCCTTTATTAATTAAATTATGATTCGTATGCTGCTTCTGATTATGAATATATATCAATGATTGACTCAAATAAGTATTATAGGAATACTTATAATTGATGTCTTTTTTTGAGTTCGCCCTAAGGATTCTGTGAGGTATTACGATATTTGAAAAGATAATTGAATCATAAAATTCATTATTCTTATAAAAGACTTCTTTCATATCAGATTCAATTTGTGATTGATACATTCGTAATAAACTATCTATGATACTTTCTTCGTGTAATGTCTGAACACATCCCTCTATCATGTTAAAACCTATCGTGGTGTATTCTGATGATGTCATTCGTAACAATTCATCAATAGAATAGTCATTGTGAAATAAATCAACTGTTACCTTTTTTAATTCTTTTTTTGAGTCGGCGTCGTTTTTCAGAGTAGATAGATTCATCATTATCGTATTTAAATTATACTTGCAAGAGACGATGTATTTGTTTAATTTATAATCTGATAAATTTATCTTGTTAGAGAGTATCCTGGAATAATGTTTTAAACTATAGGAATGTTCATATAAGATACATTTATCCGTGATTGACAAGATAGCTTTATTTGTCTCTTGATTACATATGATAATAATAGGTATTCGCGGATATTTCTTTTGTTTCATTACTTCTAATAATTTCTTCAGAAATCCCTTATTCATTCTGATATAGAGTTGTAGATCATCAATAAGTAGTGCTTTCACTTGTTTTGTTTGATCAAACATAAAACAAATGTCTTTCTTAGTAATACTGTTCTCAATGTAGGAGAAGATATCTGCTTTCCCATAGATGAAATCTATATTAATATGTATAATGGAATATTGTTTTAAGATCTCTTTAGCTAACGTTGTTTTACCATTACCGTCGATACCTCTTATCAGAAGTGGTTTCTGTTCCTTCTCATAATTTGCTAACCATTTATCAAAGAATTCTTTTTCTCTAGTGGTTAAAAAGAATTCTTTTACAATAGACATAAAACTAAAGGTAATAAATGTTTTAAATAAATATTTACACCTTTGAACATTTAAACGCCTACTCTTTATATTTAATGACTATTTTAGATAAATTAAAATTTGATTTATAAATGCCTTTTAATTATTTAAAGAATAAATGCCTAATATAAAATATAATATGAATAAGCAAATAGATAGTTTCTACAAAAAAAATGCCGAGATGTTTAAAAAACCATTGGAGAAAGTATTAAATAAAATGATTAATGATTGTCGCTATATCAATAAAGAAAGTTTAGAAAGACATAATTTTGGAGGGAAACCTATCAAAATAAATAATTTACCTGATATAAATAGTGAAAATTATGAAGAAGAACTAATAAATATTTTAAAATCTGATACTGAAGATAAATCTATAATTGAATTATTATGGGGAGATATTCAACTGGGTAAACGTATTCAAGCGTGTATCATCATGTGGATTTCTACATACATATTGAAAAGACCCGTTTTATACATATTTCGTAATCTAAAGATAGATAAATCACAATTAATGGGGGATATATCAGGTGTAGATGAACATGATTACAATATAACATATATAAAAAACATGTTTAAAGATTTTTCAGAAGAGTTAAATGGTGAGGAAGAAGATTGGAAAGATTATAAACTACCAGAATTAAAAGATATAGATAATAATGATAACATCAATAAACTATCTAACAAAGGAAAAATAGATTCTAAGGATGTTTTATGTTGTTTAATGAATCATACACAATTGGATAAAATAAATGGTAAACTAACAGAATATATTAAGATTAATAATGAATTAGTTAACTTGACTGTAATAACAGATGAGAGTGATTTAGCAGCACCATCCGCATCAAATGATAATAAAAATGATAGAGATATAATAGACGCCACAAAATGTGAGAAATTGCTAGCATCTATATATTTAAAAGTTCGATATGTTTTGCATATAACAGGGACAGCACATACTTTACTATATAATACTACTACGAGATTAAATGAGGAACAATCAGTTCAATTAAAAATCTCAAAAGTACATAAGATGAACAGAACAAAAAATTACTTTGGCTTATTCAATAACAATATTATGTATAATACCAGTATAACTGAATGGTGGAATCTCATAGACCCAGATACTAATAAGAAATACAAGTATGATATTATTGCTGATTACCACTGGAATATAAAATCTATTATCACTGAAATATTGAAACGGAAAAGTGTAAAATATAATTCACTTTTAATTTCAGAAGAAAAGATAAGGAAAGGTCAATTTGAATTGGTCAATGATATTATGCGGGATTTCCCCAATTTGTTCATAATAGTTTTTCACGGGAAATGTCTTCGTATTTATATTCCAAAGATTTTGATTGATAAAATATTAAAATATTCACAAGAGGAAGGAAGACTATTTAAATCTGGTGGTATACATAAATCAGAAAGCTTTAAAGATATGCAGAATATGCGTATCTTACCAAATAATTATTGTTATATTGATATAAATGATAAATTGTTTAATATAAAGCAAGTTTATAAATTATTATCTTTTATGATTAATGGGGGATGCGATATCAACAAGACAGTTATAACAGTTACAGGGAAATATGGGGAGAGAGGATATTCATTTACAAGTGATGATTATGGGGATAATAGTTTCCATTTAACAGATCAATATTACCCTTGTCATGTTAAAAATAAAAATTGTACGGATATATCTCAGAGACTAAGATTACAAGGGAAATATAAAGAAAATCCAAAATTGACTCTATGGACAAGTAAAACATTGAAAGATATAATGGAGCTATTTTATATTCCATTTATGAAATCAATTGAGGAGGAAATTATGGAATGTGAAAATTATGAAGAAATTAGAGATTTAGTAGAGGGTATCATAGATACAAGTGAAAGAATTAATTTCGACCATATGAAATTTATTGGTCCCAGTAAATACAAGAAGAATATAAAAAAAGAAAAAAGATATGATTATAAACATAAAGGTTTTCGTTTAATTAAGTTTGATGGATTAAATGAAGAACAACTTAGTAAATGGTGTTCTGAACATAAATTACCTAATTATGAATGTGTGAATGAAATTAAGAATGATTTATCTAAAGAAGAGTTTATTGCAAAATATGGTGTAAGGGATTTCACAGTGAAAACCCTTTATTATTTAGATAATGAAACTCTGGATTCTGAACTTAAAAAATTAAAAGATTATAAATGGAGACCTAAAAAAAATGATCTTGGTGAATATGAGTGTTGTTTAGCCGATGAAAATTTAAAAAAATGGAAATATAGCGATTTATACAATAAATTGAAACATTATGGTGATAAATCAACACATGGTTTAAATAATGGTTTAAAAAGTAATAAAACTTATGCAACTAGAATATGGACTGGTTATGATGAATACGATAATCCAAAATTTATATTAAAAATTGGGACTATTTTAAAAGATAAATGTCTACCAAATAAATCTTATAAAAGAGATAAATCTTATCATATTGATGAAGATGGAAATTTATTCTATTCTAAAATAAAATCAGAATATCAGAATGATGAAAATTATGAAGGAACGCCATATTATTGGAAAACACCTGATGGGTGGGTATATTTATATCATCCAGATAAACCAAAAATATTGAGTCTAAATATAAAACGTAATGAAGAGCTTTGTATTCCGGATAGTAGTTCTATTACTATAGATGAAAATGTAAATCTTTTCAGAAATAGTTGCATATCTGAAACATCACAATCTAATCTTAGAATCGGTATAAATATACTAATGGAAATATATAAAGATTGGTGCAATTCAAAGAATATACAACCACTAAAAAGGAAACAATTGAAAGAAGAATTAGCAAAATTGAATGTAAAAGAAGAAACTAGTAAAGGGATAGATAATGAGGGTAGACCTGGAAAACGAGGATATAATATTCAACTAATTAGTTAAATAAATGAAAATACTTAAATATTCAAAGTAAATGTTTTAAATAAAGAATAAATTAAAGTAAGTTAGAGATGTACTTTACTTTGAATCAAAGTAAATTAGAGATGTCATACGTGTAGCTATCACTCCCAACGTAACCCGGTCTGTCTATCGGTGTCGGTAACTTTGTCAAATCCTCCAAATACATGACATACTGTCTCGTGTTTGATCCAACCTCTCCAACACAATAATTCACAACTCTTGCGTTTAATTTGCGAATCTCTTCTGCCAAATTGCTAACATCTGTTCCAAAATTAGCGAACTGTAATAAGACCGATCTCATTACGATGTAGAGAGCGTTTGTGTCTTGTTCAGAGATAACCTTATCTGTTTCTTGAAAGACTCTGTATCGGATTGTATCTTGGATGACCTTTGTGTTCATCCCCGATAAAAAATAATCACTTACAGACGATTCTTCAACGATACCCTTGACTCCAGTATATTGGTTATCTTTTTTGATAACTATGTCTTGACCAGAACCTTTCATAACGTTTCCATCGACTAAATTAATACTGGACACACGACCATTATTCACTGACATTAAAGCATCGTCTAATGATCCACTTGCGAATATATCGTCTCTATTCGCAATAGATCCCGTGATAGCCCCTTCATCGTTATAAGTTGTTGTCATCATATCGCGACTTGTGTGAGGTATTCCAGTATCGGGATTAGGTAATGAACTATCTAAATACGCACCACTTGATAAGATGGGATTAACTCTAACATCCGCGCCTTCTTGACGTTGTTCATCTACAAATTGCTGGTATTGATCTTCGTTTAATTGTCCCCGAGTATATCCAGTATTTCTACTAAAAAAATTATTGATATCTCCTTCTGTTATATTTGATGAACCAGCATTCTCTCCCAAACCCATCATTCCGGTGCTTAATGCAAATGACATTTCTATAGTCTAACTAACATTTTAATTTTACGAATTATATCATTTACTTACTTACTTACTTACTTACTCACTTATGCAACTTCTTATAATTCTTCTCAAAGAAGTGTAACTCCTCTAACCAAATATCTTTGACTGTTTTATCCATCAGTTCTTGTAGATCACTTTCTAGTTCACCTTTCTCTTTCATGAGTTTCTCTATTTCTTCTTCAGACAAAGTGTATATCGGCATCTTAACTAGATAATCATATTCGTTCATTATCTTATCACTTTTAAGAGTATCATACGCAAGTATCTTATTATCAGGTGAACCGATGTAACCTGGAAATTTACCTAGATACAATTGATCTTTAATGTTTTGCTTACTCTTCTTAAACACATTAATCCTATCCTCAATTATGTCTAAGATAAACTTACACTTCGCCGAAATAAGTTCAACTTTCGTTTTCATTTCCGATACTTCATATTCTTTCCTCTTCTCATATAGATTGTATCTCACATAATAGTATTCATCTAGAATCTCCTTCACATGATGATACTTTTGAATGGTTCCCTTATGATTGTAAAGATGAATATTTGACAAAGATGTATTCTTCGTTGTAGTCAAACAGAAGTCTTTCTCAATCGTATCAATTTCTTCTTCACTCCATTGCGCCTTTCCCAAGTAACCCGGTTTCATATGAACGATAAATTTAACCGTTGTATCGGTGCAGTGATTCTCATAATCAAGGATAATTTGTTTCTTATTTTTCTTCTTATCTGTCTTCTTATCTTTGTCATCCTTAGTTGTTGATGATCTTTCAATAACCATCGAATCAAGTAGAAGTTTGTAATCTTCTATCCACTTACCGATAGGCAGTTCATTAATCTCAATTGTATTTTGATTGATTATCTTGTATAAACCTTTTGTGATAAATGATTTCTCATCTTTCTGTACAATTGTTCCCGTAAATCCCTGAAACCATGGAATCATCTCTAGATATTCCTTACCATCCAGTTTCAGTTTAATATTCTGAACGATCTCTAGTGGATTAAATTGGGGGATATTAGTGCTGAACCCCGTCCCTATCCCCGTCATTCCATTAATTAGAACCATCGGTAGAATTGGAACGTAATACTTAGGCTCAACCTTAAGACCATCATCTTCTGTATATTCTAGAAGAGGAAAATCACTCTGAGGATAAATGTAATCTACCAGTTTATTCAGTTCAGTATGAATATACCTCGGACTCGCTGAATCTGAACCACCCATCAGTCGTGTTCCAAATTGACCATTCGGCATCAAGAGATTAATATTATTTGATCCTACGAATGTTTGCGCCATCCCGATAATCGCTCCTTGAAGAGATGCTTCACCGTGATGATACGCCGCATTTTCACTCACATAACCAGCCAACTGAGCTACCCTAATTTCTGATTTAAGATTTCTCTTCAAACACGAAAACAGAATCTTCCTTTGACTCGGTTTCAGTCCATCGCAGATTGAACCAATTGAACGATATGTATCGCTATTAGAGAAATGAATCAGTTCCTTATGAATGAAATCTTCGATATGAATTTTCTGTTCATCACTCTTTAGAATAATCTTATCGTCGTAACCATAGAGCCACGTTTTACGTTCATCCGCATTTGTTTTCTTGAACGCTAAATTCATAGACAAATCTGTTTCGTCTGTCCAGAGATAATCATTTAGTTTCATTTCTCTAAAATATTCTTTGGCTTCTGTTGCTGTGCTCGTTCCGAGTCCCTTATAATACTTACTGGACCATTTCTTGTAATTGGATGTCTTTTCAGTCCAATCGTGATAATCAGTCAGATTATAGAAGGACTGAACTTTCTTACCCTTAGTAACTTTTACGATGGGTGTAATCATAGATGTTAGATAATTGAGTTTGAGTAGTGACGGCCACAGAGTATGAAATAGATTCAGAACTAGACCCTTAATGTGAGACCCGTCATGATCCTGATCTGTCATAATCATCACTTGCCCGTATCTTAGTGATGTCGTGTCTTTGTATTCTTTATTTGTTTGCAGACCAAGAATCTTTTTGAGATTTGTGATCTCAGCATTATCTATCATTTGTTTAGTAGATGCGTCTTTCACATTGAGAACCTTACCTCTTAGAGGAAAGACACCATATTTGTCTCTTCCGATCACTGCTAGACCAGATATAGCCATCGTTTTAGCCGAATCTCCTTCTGTCAGAATCAATGTACACTGATCGGATTTCTTTGTTCCCGCCCAGTTAGCATCGTCTAGTTTAGGAACATTAATCTTAGTTTTCTTAGAACCATCCGTTTTCTTTGCTTCTTTGTTTTCTTTAAAATCAGCAAATGAGAGAACCTTATCAATGATTCCACATTTATCCACAAATGATTTGATAAACTTATCTGATATGTCGGGTTTAGAACCAAACTTACCTGGTGCGGTGATAAGTCTTTCCTTAGTCTGACTATCAAATGATGGATTCTCAATCGTTGTATTGAGAAAGATCCTAAGATAATTCTTGATATAATTTTCATTAATTTGCTTTTTATCCTTGTTCTTCTTCTGAATCATATCAGCTATCTTTTGAACGATAATCTTAGTTATGAAATCTACGTGCTTCCCTCCCTTAGGAGTCGCAATTCCATTTACAAAAGATACTTGCTCAAACTTATCGTTTTTACTGAGTGTTAAACCGAGTTCCCATCGTTCATGAATCTGTTGAAATACTCGTTTATCATCGTTTAGATACAAATCCATATACTTCTCAAATGTTTTCATCTTAATATGTGCACCATTGTAATGAACACTGAGACTTTTGTCCGTAACTCCTGAAATATCATAGACTCGTCTCTTCATTAGAGAAATCATATCTGGTGAAAAGTTGGTAATACCGAATCTACCGAAATCGGTTGTCCACGTAATCTTTGTATATGGCTTACCCGTATAGGATGTTACCGAAGGACGTTTCTTTTCTTTCATATTGTTGCTGAAACTTTGTTTGTATTTCAGACCTCTTGAAACGTCAACTGTTTCAATCTTGAACTCTAAGGAAAAGATATTCGTAAGCTTTGCTCCATAACCATTCTTACCACCAACAATCTTCTGTTGTTTAGCACCACCCTTAGGATCATAGTTAGTGGATGTTAGAAGATGACCGAAAATGAGTTCAGGGATCATAATTGGTTTTCCTTTCTTGTCCTTCTCTGTGGGATGTTCTACTACATCGATCCCTAGACCATCGTTATAGATACTAATGGAACCCGTCCCCTCGTCAATCGTTACTTTGATTGTAGTAACAGGGAACTTTGATCCCTGCTGTTTGAGACGAACAACCTGATCTCGCGCATTCACCAGAATCTCGTTGTAAATGTTGTAGAGAGCTGGAATATAATCAATCTTCTTCCAAGCAACGTTTTCTTCATCAATGAATACAGGCAATTGTTCATCAATCCCCCCCACATATGTATCGGGTGTATCATAGATGTGATCACGGAGTTCTTTCTTCTGATATTTCTCCCCGAGACTTTCTTTTGATGATTCTGATGATTCCGATGATTCCGATGACATGATTATAAATATTGTTTTATATTTCTGTTTAAATGAAAATCAAATTTAACTATTAACAGATTAAATATTTAAAGAGAAAAAAGATAAAATTATATAAATGAATTTTACAGATAGTTCTAGCTCTTATTCCTATTCAAATGATTTAGTAGATGATAATTTATGTGAGAGTGTCACGAATCACTGGTTATACTTTATCTTTACGGGATATCTTTTACCAATGATATCGCCTAGAGTGAGAAATTTTACAAAAGAGTTCGTAAATGGTCTTAAAAATAATGAAATCGCTGGTAAAGTGGTGACTTTAACAGAGTTTGGTTTTGAAAAAATACAGAGTATAGAAAATAACCACGAAATGAAAAACTTTGTGAGACGTGTATGTATTGAGAAGAAAATAGAATATGATGAAGAAACAATTGATAAGGTTGCGTGGTTATTCAGTGGAGATAATGATGAAACGCACGAATCGATCACTCAAACGTGGGCTAAATTAAATAAAGTATTGGTAAATTTGAATCTAAGAGAAAAGGGAAAAGAAAGTTTAAGACCTTGATTATTTAGGAGTGATTCCTTCTTCTACTTTTGTTAAATCTTCTTCTTTTTCTTTAACGGTTTTAACTACCTCAACAGAATCATTCAATATTTCATTCATATCAGTTTTTATTGAAACATTACCGATTGCCTGACCGATCTCTTTGAATTCATCGGGAGAAAGATTCTGAAACATCGACATCATTTGATCTTTATTAGATGATGGTTGTTGTTGATTTTGTTGATTTTGTTGCCCTTGTTGTTGATTATTTACATAATTCCCTAAATTACCTAAATGTTCTTGGGGGATCATCGCTGCTAATTCTTTTTGGAGATTAAATTCCTTCTTCTTTTTGACCTCTCCTTTACCCGAATATTCTTTCTCAACTTGTTTTCTCTTTATGTTTTCAATTGATTTACAAAAGGGACGATATCCTTCTTCATGATCTTCGTAGTCTTCGTATTTACCGGATAATTGAAAGTATTGCCAGCCTTCTGTTTTTAATTGTTCTGTTGTGATCGCATACTCAAAATAGTTCTTGTCTAAGGAAAAGAGTTGTAAGAATCCGTTACTCGCTGTGACCGATAATGATAGCATCCAAGAACACCAATAAGAAATATTATCAAAGTTCTTGGGTAACTTAGCCGGATCCATCTGACCTAGAGAAAGAACCGCAGGTAAAAGAATAGATCCGGTTGTTACAATAAATCTAAAGATATTATAATACTTTTTGGTGTGATTCTTTCTTTGTTCATAAGTTAATACTTCAGCTAAAAATCTGCTCTTTAGGATGCTATTATCTGTTTTAGTTTTTAATTTTAAATTAGTAATAATATCTAACACTTGATCTTTGTAGGAAAGTGTTGAACAATCTTTCTCGTTACTCATTTATAAAAGAAGATAGATAAAAGAATTCTTTTATTGGATATTAAATTTGATATTGATTTAAAGAAAGTATACTAAAATAGTATGAAAAATGGTTTTCATTTATTCTCTTAAACTCACAGATAATAAATACTACATCGGTAAAACCGATCATCCTAATTTTAGATTAGAGAATCACTTTGAATCAAATGGCTCTGCGTGGACTAAGAGATATAACCCCATATCAATCCATCAGGTAATACCCGATCAAACGGATCATGATGAACAGCGGATTACACAAGAATATATGGTCAAATATGGAATTGATAATGTAAGGGGGGGTCCTTGGTGCAAAGTTAAATTGGATCCATCAGAAAAAGAATTCATTCAGGGATTGCTGAATAGTGAGAAAGATAAATGTTATCAATGTGGATCAACCGAACATTTTGCGACACATTGTAATGTGGTGAAAAATAAAGGGAAACAAACAAACCAAACAAACCAAACAAAACAAAAAAAACTATACTGTGAAAGATGTGGTAGAAACGGGCATACGATAAATGATTGTAGGGCCAGGGTAGATATTAATGGAGATGAAATATATGATGTTTGGGAATGTGAATTTTGTGGTAAGGAGTTTGATTCAGAAAAAGGGTGTTTATTTCATGAAAATGTTCATTGCACTAAACGGAGAAGGACGAAACAATTTGATTCATCTAAAGCGCTATATGATGAGATGTATGAATCGGATGAATCTGACGGATCAGATGATTTTGATTTATCATTCTCTAAGAAAATTACGTGTTATCGGTGTGGGAGAGATGGTCATAAATCAACCACTTGTTATGCTACTCGTCATGTAAAGGGATATTATCTATAAAAGAATTCTTTTATTCACGCTTAATATTGATCCCACACATTTGCTGATACATATAGATGTCTTTTAGGATAGTTTTAGATTTACCAGATACTTCAATCCCTCCTTTTTTTAATTCTTTGATCATATCATCGGAAGACTTATTTTGGATTTCTTTAATTTTCTTTTGCATTTTTTGAGTTTCTTTCTTACCAATTGTTCTCGATGTTGAAACACTCACTTTTCTGCCTTTCTTTTCTTTTTGTAAGGATCCCCCACCTCTTCTACCCCTAACATTTCTTGTTCCTCTATTCCCTCTGCTAACCCTATTAACCCGATTAGCCCTAGCTCTACTAACTCTTTCTTTTTCTCTGCTAACTCTTTCTTTTCCTCTGCTAACTCTTTCTTTTCCTCTGCTAACTCTAGATACCCCCTTTCCTCTACTGACTCTATTAGCTTTAGCTCTACTGACTCTTTTCTGAGAGGATCTTCTTTTATCTTCTTTAACCTCTTTCTTTACTTCCTCTTTCTTTACTTCTTTCTTATCACCCTTATCTTCTTTCTTCACAAACTGAACATCTAAAATAGGGATTTCACCTGGTTCATTCTTCTTTTTATTAGATCCATTCTTACACGGTTTGATTCTACCACCAGCACTCTTTCTTCTACCTATAGTTATCTTTTTTGAACCACCGCCTTGTAATCTGTCCGAACAATTATCTCCACCCTTCTGAAACTTGAGATAAGAACTATATTGTGACCCCCCTTTAACCTTTTTCGGACTCACTATATTACTCTTTATTTTGTTAATGACTACACCACCGATTTGTTGACTCGCATTACTCATTATACTCTATCCAATATAATAATTTTATGATAAGATATCGGTATAATTCACCTTTCCTCCCTGTTGTTGCTGTTGATACATCTTAATTTCTAGAGTGATCCGATTTACACAATAATGTTCATCTCTGAATACATCAATCAATACATTATTAACGATTAAATCACCTGGATGCTCTTGTTTCATGATGGTTTTTAATGAAACTTGGATGAACTCTTTTAAGTGATCTTTTCTGTCGGTGTAGAGTGATTTAACGACTTCATCTATTTTTTCATCGGGGATCGCCTTTAATTCATTTTTTACCAGATAATCATTATAATTCTCTTTCGCATAGAAAAATATTAAATCACGAATATTCGCTTCTAACGTCGGCATAATTTTATAGTATTAGAATATATTATCTTAAATAATTTAAAACTTATGTTTAAAACTTACTTAATTATTATTGGTAATAGTAAATGATGAGTTTCTGTAAGACACTATATAATTATGTTCTTTTAGCCAAACAATTGAACAAAATAAAGAATTCTTATCCAACAATCCAAATAAATGATATAGATGTCTTATTTACTAAGATTAATCAGTGTGGTGCTGTGTGTATTAAATTCAGTCAATGGATCCTACCTCTCATTGATAATTACTATCTTGTGGATGATAAGAAACCAGAATGGTTCAATCATTTGGAAAAGATTTATGACAAATGTTTGACTCACTCCGATGAATACACAAAAAAGATCTATAATAGTGATTATCAAGAATATGATGGAATAGAGTTTGATGAAAAATATGAAATTGTTGAAATAATCGCATCGGGTAGTATAGGACAAGTATACAAAATTAGAGATTTAGTCACTAAAGAAATCTATGCTATGAAAGTGGTTCACCCAGAAGTAAGAACACAAATTAATCATTTTAAAACAATTCTCAAACTTATATCGTTCTTACCCTGCTATAAACGTTTGCTGCGAAAATATTTACCAATTGATCTAAATGGGTTTATTGATGAATTTCACATTCAGACAAATATGATCCAAGAAGCCAATAATATGCAACGATTTTATTACTACTACAAAGATTGTAAAAAATTCATTATACCGTTGGCCATATCATTCACCAGAAATATTCTAATAATGGAATATAATGAAGGAATTAGATTGGATGATTTAGATGTAACCGATTTTACAAAGAGAAAAATTATTTCGTATTTATTATTGCACGGACGTAACAATGAAAGGATCAATTTGGTTCATGGAGACGTCCATAAGGGTAACTGGTCTGTTAGGGAAGTAGATGGAAAATACTCGATCTTAGTGTATGATTTCGGTATCACAAGTTCTTTACAATTTTCCAAGATTCATATCTATGATTTAGCACTAGAAATATTTCAGAACAGCGATGAATCTTGCAAGGATCCAGAATCATTAATAACTCTTATTAAATTGTTTATGGATATTACAGATAAACAGAATGAAGATCATATTCGTGACTATCTCACGAGACACACCCAATCCGATGATAAATTCTTGAAATTGGATCCAGCTAAATTCTTCCAGATACTACTGGATCTTGCTAGAGAAACAAACCATCCCTTAAATATTCATGTCATTAGATATGTGATTATATTGATCCAACTCGTTAAATATTACGATAAATATTATAGACCAGATGGAGAAGATATAATTAAAGATGTCTTTCGGAATCGTTTAACTGAAAATTACACACTCTGTAAAACAGATAATATATGTCCTTATTACATGAAATATTTAGAAAAAGAATTAAATAAAAAGAATGAAACAGTAGATGAATTATTCTCACTAACGGCACCTGCTATCACTAATAATCTTGATTTATTGAGAGAAATAAAGAAGAATATGTAAATAATAATTCAAACTAAATTTGATTTCCATTTAAAATTTAACTCACTATCTACTTTAATAACGATATGTCTGATACAATTCAACAAGTTATATCAGCATATTTCAAAAAAGAAAATGTCCTAGTCGATCATCAGATTGATAGTTATGATGATTTCATCGATAATACATTACCTGTAATTTTGTCTCAAAGTTTTCCCATCAAACTCAATTTTAATTCAGATGAATCGCCAGTAAAGAGTGTTATGATGGATTTGGATAATATTAAGGTTGGTCTTCCTATGTGCACGGAAAATAACGGCGCATCTTCAGTCATGACACCTTCCGTTGCCCGGAACAGAAATTACACGTATTCATTATCGATTAATGTTGATGTAAAGGTTCAGATCACAACTAAAACCGATGGATTGACTGTCGTAAATAATACTAAAATTATTAAGGATGTTCTTCTAGGGAAAATCCCGATTGTTGTTAAATCTAAGTATTGTGTTTCATTGAATAATCCTCTGAATGAATGTCAGTTTGATCCAGGTGGTTATGTCATTATTAATGGCAATGAAAAGGTTCTCATTGCTCAGGAAAAAATTGCTCCAAATATTATTCAGGTTTTTAAGAACCCGAAACAAAGTCTGAAATACAAATTTGTTTGTGAAATCCGTTCTCGTCCAGATGATATCTATTGTCATCCTAAAACTATCTCTCTAAAAATCACATCAAAACCCGACATGTTTCAGAATGTTATCAAAGTTGCTATTCCCCACCTAAGAACCGAAATACCTCTATTCGTCCTATTCAGAGCTCTCGGTTGTAATGGTGATAAGGATATCATTTATCATATCATCGATAATGATAATGGGAAGATTGATAAGGATATCTTCAAAATTCTAAGACCATCTATCATTGATGCCGAATCAGTTAAATCTCAAGCAGATGCGCTGAAGTATATGGTCAAATACATCAATAATACAAACTATAGCAATTATCAGAATGCTGATGAAGATATCAAAATTAAATACATTCGCAATGTTATTCTGAAAGATGTATTCCCTCATCTTGGTGAATGTCGTATTAAGAAATCTTACTTTCTTGGATTGATGGCTAATAAACTCATTAAATGTTATATGGGTCTCGGTGATACCGATGATCGCGATAGTTATATTAACAAACGAATTGAAACGTGTGGTCATCTTATCGCGAACCTCACATATCAGTGTATGAATCGCATTACTCGCGATATTAAGATGTATATTAATCGCGAAGTTTCATCTGGATCGTGGAACATGTCCAGGGATTATAATGATATTATTAATGAAATTAATATTTGTAAGATTATTAAATCATCGTATCTTGAGACAGTTTTGAAAGGAGCAATGGCCACGGGTAATTGGGGTATGAAAAATAATCAAAATCGTCAAGGTGTTTCACAAGTTCTGAATCGCCTCACTTATATGAGCACTATCTCACATTTGAGACGTGTTGCTACACCAATCGACAATAGTGGCAAACTAATCCCTCCTAGGAAACTACACAATACTCATTGGGGATATGTTTGTCCGTCGGAAACACCCGAGGGTCAATCGGTTGGTGTTGTTAAGAATCTTTCTATGATTTGCGAAATCACTAATTACAGTAATTCTACAATCATTTATGAATTTATGAAAGATTTTATAGTACATCTAGAAGATTTGGATGTTTATGAGTATGTAAAATCGTCTTCTACTAAGCTATTAATCAATGGCAATTGGCATGGGATCATTCAAGAACCAGAAAAGTGTAAGGAATATTTTATGAATGGTCGTATTAATGGCAATATCAATCCTTATGTTTCATTTCACTGGAATTTTCATACGAACATAATTCATATTTTCAGTGATGAAGGCAGATGTATTCGTCCTTTGCTGAAGGTTCATAACGGACAAACTGTTATCTCACTAAATAAAGAATATCTAACGAAAGATACTAAATGGAAAGATCTACTTACATCTGCTCTATCAATTCCTGATAAGTGTGTTGATTATATTGATGCGCACGAATCAGAGGGTATCATGATTTCAATCGATCCCCAATCGGTTCAGAAGAATCATAGTCACTGTGAAATTCATCCTAGTCTTATTCTGGGAGCTCTAGCATCGTGTATTCCTTTCCCTCACCATAACCAATCACCTAGAAATACATATCAATCGGCGATGGGGAAACAAGCAATCGGTATTCATGTTACGAATAATAATAATAGGTTTGATACATTCTCACACCTTCTCTATTATCCTCAGAAGCCATTCGTATCAAACAGAATGATGAATCATATTCATTCCGATAAATTACCGACGGGTAGTAATGTTATCGTTGCGATCGCTTCTTATGGTGGATTTAATCAGGAAGATTCGATTATCTTCAATCAGGCATCTGTCGACAGAGGTCTCTTCTCATCTACATTTTACAGAACCTATAAGGAAGAGGAAAAGAAAAATCAATTGACGGGTGAAGAAGATATCTTTTGCAAACCCGATACAAGCAAATTACTCTTTCCTAAACCTTGTGATTATTCAAAGTTGAATTCAGATGGATTTGTTCCCAAGAATGAATTTGTCTCTAATGGTGACGTCATCATCGGCAAGGTAATGCCTCTTAAGAATAATCCCGAATACAAGTATCGTGATTCTAGTATTAATATCCGCAATAATGAAGAAGGCTATATTGATGCTAATTACATCGATACGAATGGCGATGGATACAAATTCTGTAAGGTTCGTATTCGGAGCAATCGCATCCCGGCAATTGGTGATAAATTCTCAAGTAGGCACGGACAGAAAGGAACGATGGGTATGATTTACAGAGAAGAAGATATGCCTTACACTAAGGATGGGATTAAACCAGATATCATTATGAATCCTCACGCTGTTCCGAGCAGAATGACAATCGCACAACTTCTAGAATGTATTCTGGGTAAGACCTGTTCTCTAACGGGTAATCTCGGCGATGGAACCGCATTTAATAGAATTGATGTTCACGATGTTGCTGATGTTCTTGAAGAGAATGGTTATCAGGGACACGGCAATGAAGTCCTTTATAATGGATTCACGGGGGAACAAATGAAAACTTCTATCTTTATCGGACCAACCTATTATCAGAAATTGAAGCATATGGCCAGTGATAAAGTGCATTCTAGGGCGGGTGGTCCTGTTGTATCTATGACACGGCAACCAGCAGAGGGTCGGTCTAGTCACGGTGGTCTTCGTTTTGGTGAAATGGAACGTGATTGTATGATTGCTCACGGTGCTTCAGCCTTCCTGAAAGAAAGATTAATGGAAGTATCAGATAAATACACAGTCTTTGTCTGTGAAAAATGTGGGATTATCTCTACTGGTAATCCTAGTAAACAATTATATGAATGTAAAAAATGTAATAATTATAGCAACTTCTCGCAAGTTTATATTCCTTATTCGTGTAAGTTGCTTATTCAAGAGCTTCAGTGTATGTCTATTATGCCGAGAATGCTGACAACTGATTAATATGATTCTGGTTCTAAATCATCATCAACATCTATAGAAACATCATACTCCAATCCTTTATCCATTTCCTGAACTAATCTTTCAGAAATATCTCCTAATAATTGTAAATGATGTAAATCTTCTTGCATTATTGGGTCTTCATCTTGATCTATTGATTGATATCCAGTTAATCTGTCTGCTGAAGCATCTTTCGCAAATGCACAATGTAATTGTTTTTCTTCAGTTGAATATCTTTCAGACCATTCACTCCAATGATAATCAATTAATACTCTCGATAATTGTAAACAATCGCTTATATTTTTTGTATCTATTGTTCCACTACTTTCATCTATCAAAGGTAAGAAATTATATTTCATATATGCTCTAAAGATATCACAGAAAGTTCTAAATTTGTATAGGAGATCTCCTTCTGCGATATCTTCTTCTTCTGATAATATTTGGTCAGGAGTAATACCAAAAATAGACGATGGATCATGATACATCCCTCCTGAAAATTTAGCCAAGAATTCTGAAACAGCATCAGGATCATGTAAATTCAATAATAATAATGCGCCATAAATAGCATCATCGCTAAAATAATCCTCTTTTTTGGAAACATCTGTTTCTTGAGATAAAGATAACATAATAAATGCTATTTCGTGAGGGTCCGATTCTATATTAAGATCTTTTTGGAGATTTTCAAACAATGTATCATCACCCGTTTCAGTTTTTAATTTTTGTTTTATTTCATCAATACTACTTAATCTTCCGTCTTCTCCTCTAATCCATCCCGTTGGACCACCACCCACAAATCCACCACCCTTAACTTTCCCTCTCAACCTTCTCCCGTCAACGAAAGCTCTTGACCTAGTTGTTAATGTAGATAATGGAGATAATGAAGATAATGAAGCAACAAACCTCTTTATTTTTCCTTGTTTTTCAGGATCCAATCCTTCAACAAAACCCTTCACTTTGTCTTGAGCACCATTAAAGAATCCCATTAGAATCGGCATTAAATTGAATAAACCATATTTAGATGTTCTTTCTTTCACTACCTCTAGTGTTGCCTTGATAGACATTAATGAATACAGATTTCTCTTTGTTTCTTCAGTATCTTCTAATTTTTCTTTGATTTGTTGCGCTCTTTCAGTAACTGATTCTAATCTTTGTTCCGAGAATGTATCGGGGTCGATATTCTTTGTTGCTGTCGCTAAATGTGTTTTCTTCCATTCAACACATTCACTATGAGGTTTTTTGGTGGACGGATGATTCCCTGTTAAAATAGCCTGTAGAACAAACTCTATATTTGAGGATGTTATAGCTACGTCACCAATTATAGGACCCGTCGATGTGAAATCTACTTGTAAAAAGGGTAAATCAGACTTCAAACGATTACATGCTGGATGTGCCCAATCATATAAATAAGGGATTAGTTTTACTCTAAATTGAGTGTATTCTTTTAATAATTCATCATACTCGGATCCACGCTTAGAATTTTGTTTCAGAAGATTAAATAGATTTTGTACTTTAGTGTAATAGATATCACCCAATTGGGATGCTCCCGTATTCGTTGGATTCCCCGCCAGACCCACTAACATAGCTATCGTCGATGCCGATAATACGTGTTCGCATTCGGAACCCCAAGGACCTGTCCCAGTTGTTCCTTTAATGCCTTGTCCGCAAATATAACATATTTTTCTGTCATTTAAACGTTTAACAAAATCTAATGCGATTGGATCGTCTTCTAGGGTTATATTATGAGTATTAGAATAATAGTTTATAATCTCGTTAACATTCCTACATTGCTGAGGTGGATTAATGACTTCAAATGTTTTTGCACGAACACTTTTTGATGGTTGTGCTGCCGCTTTAAAATTGGAAGCGGAAAAATAGAAACTCTTACTATTCTTAACAGTTTCTATTTGTTTTGTTAAAATGCTCATTTATAAAAATACATTAGATATTAATTCTTTTCTTTTACTTCGTTAATTCATTTAGTTAATTCGTGTGCCTTCTTAACAAAAGCATCCGCCATTACCTCCACCATAGGATACTTAACGACATCAAAATTCTTATATGTTCCGGCATCCTGATGCTCTATCTCATTCACAAAATACTTGTAAGAACTCTTTTTATCATTATCCAAGCAACAAGTGAAATCTATTCTGACTGATACCGGTAAGACTTTCTTTGTTCCAAAGTTTAATTTAGGCATCGTTTCAATCACTCTTTCACCGATATCTTTGCACACTTTGATGATCTTCTTATCAATGACATATTTTACTTGATAATCATCGGGACCCCGATCAATTGTGTTCACAGCATAGGAAAACCTACCATCAATCCAATATGATTTAATTTCACCGTATTTCCGGAATCCTGTGATCAACGGTTGTACCAGATATTCCGAATAGAACTCATTATTTTCTTTGAAGTATTGAACTAATTTCATTGGTCCTTTTAATGATTCTTGGGTGTCAAATTCACCGATAGATTCATCGGGGATCATTTTACTCGGCATAGACATAATGCCTAAACCGTAACCAGTTGTTCCACCGATCGGCTTGATGATGTATTTCTTCCATTTGTATGATTTCACTTGGTTTAATAATTTCGGAACTGATACTTTTCCGTTCACAAAGATAGTTGGACTGACCGGAATCTTTCTTTTACTTAAATGAGTCATGTATTTCTTTTTATCCCAAATGAAATCTAAATGATTCTTGGGTGGGAATACTTTTGCTTGGGGATTGAAATAAATATCGTGGAGTTTTTTAGAACCCTTCGGTCCAGCAAACTTCTGAACAAACGGATCATCATTGACACAATTGATGTAATCGTATCCTACAATAAAATTGACATCGTTTTTCTTTAATCTAGCTAAGGTGATTTCTTTGGGTAAAATAATATCAACGGTTACATGAGTGTAATTGAGTTTAATCAACATCGCTATGGCTACATCAGTATTTAATTGACCGCCTACTAAAAATTTCTTAGGAGTTTGTTTTCTTAATTCTTTGTCCTCATAAATTTCTTCATCTTTACCCACAAGAAATCCAATTTTAGTCATTCTATATTACTTGTAGATATAATTATTTTCTATTCTAATAGTATAACAATTATGGGTAAAAGTGTTAGAAGAAGAACTGTTAGAAGAGAAACGAGAAAACAACGGATAGGTCGGTTGAACCAGTCAAGAAGAAGAAAGGGAAGAAAAACTTTGCTAAATAAGAGAAATAGAAAGAGAAGGGCGAGTAAGAAAAGAAGAACGAGTAAGAGAAGAAGAGTTTCTAGAAGAAGTAATAGATTAAGTAAGAGAAGAGTTTCTAGAAGGAGTAATAGAAGAAGGGTTGTGGGTGGGGCACCCAAAACAAATGGAAGTATACGCGATGTTAATCTTTCGGAAGAATTTGTAGAACTCCTAAAAATATGGTGCTCTAATTTGGATATAGCAGAAGATAAACCCGATGTGGGTAAAACGCGTTCTACTACCATTGTAGAAAGAGTAGCAGTTTTCTTCGATATGATTGGTTTGAGTAATCCCCCCAATGAAAGTGTAGTAACCCAAATATTAAAAGCCAACGGTTATAGTAGTAAAAATACTGTTGCATATAAACAACTCATTCAAGAAGTCATTAAATATTCAATACAGCTGCATATCTTAGAGGAAGCTAGAGGAACTGCTAGAATAGCTACGGGAAATGAAAAAGGGCACGCATTTGGTAACGTACCAGATATGAATTACTATATCACCCGAGCAAGCGAATCTTTCTATGAAACCTATAATGCGGGAAAGATTCAGTTGGGTGAGGTCTTGCCAGCCGATACTGACGTCTCGGTGGAGGTGGCGCCGGCACCGGCACCGGCACCGGCACCGGCGCCACCAGCTACCGGGTTGGATCAAAAGTGGTTACCGGTTGACCTTAGTGGTAATCCCACGGGACCTGCGAGGGCGGGGAGGACGGCATATAGAGTGGGATATTAGCTCATTTCAAATTTAGTATCACAATCTTAAACCCAACCATCTTGTTGTATTTGTAGGAACTCCAAAGATTATATGTAAAAGTATTCCTACAGTGAATAGTCCAATTGTTGTGATTACTACAGGGATTTCGGTATAATAGGATATGATAAATGCTAAAACAATTGTCATTAAGTAATCGGTTAGAGCCACATCTAAGATCCGATAAGAATGGACTCCTTGTTTAGGTTTTCCTAATATATCTTTGTATTCTTTTAAGAAACTTATATCCATTTATAAGATATCAAAATATTTTATTTTTTAATATATTGTATTCTTCTTGTAAGAATTCTTGTAAATTAAGAGATTCAATTTCATAACGAATTGAATCTCTTGTTCTAGAATTTGTTGCGTTTAAATCTACATCAGTTATGTATCCATTATGAACTCCTTGTCTCCATCTTAATTCGCACAAACACCATTTATCACCATCTTTTAATCCAGGAAAACTATTTCTAGGTGTAGATAAATCATTCCCCATACCTTTTGTAAATTCTAAGAATTCATCTGTAACAGTGGCGCAGACGGTGTGTGTCCCTGTATCTTCGGGACCAGTTTTACAAAATCCATCTCTATAAAATCCTGTCATAGGATCTATTGAACAAGTTTGTAATTCTGTTCCCAAAATATTTGTAGAATCTGAATCAAAGTATTCTTTTACTTTCATGGTCAAACATAAAAAACAAAAAACAGTTATGAGGAGTAGTATCTTTATCATTTATAAAAGAATGGATATTTATTTACCGAAAGGCTTGAATTTACATCCCAGCATAACCGATAAGGCGACAATTAATGCGACAATCAGAGAACTCATCAGTGGAACCTGATTATGGTGAACAAGCATATGCATAAACTGACCTTTAGGCGATAAAGCAGCTGCGCCTGAAGGTGGATTCTTTTCTTGAGGTGTTGCTAAAGGAGCAACAATCATTGGTAGGACTAAATTGAGAACAATACTGAAAAAGACAATATTTAAAACGCACTTATGACCCGACATTTATATGAACATAGATTATATTTTAAAGTGAAATCGTTTTCTATCTTTTTCTTCTTTTATATTTGTTCTTTTCCCCAAATGTTGAAAATATCGTTCAGCTAATTTGTATTCTCTGGGTTTTTTATCTTTTAAAACTTTTAAACGAACACGCATTATCATCCCCACTTGCCATATTCGTTTATGAGGATATTTACCATTCTTATATAATCTTTCTAATTTCCTGATTGTTTTCTTAACATCATCTACCGTTGTGTATTTAATGGGTATGGTATCGCTTGGATCTTTATCTATATAAACATCAAATGATTTCTTGGGATCATCTGGATTATAAAGGAATTCTTTTTTCTTAGTTTTCTTTTTAGAGCCACCACCCTTTCTCTTTCTCTTATTCTTCTGATTATATTTTTGATGTTCTTTTTCTGCTTTATAAAAATTGTTAGACTTATGTAATTGGGTCTTAACATTGATGCCTTTATTTCTTAGATCATCTATTATTTGTTGCGCGTCTTTTTGCTGAGATTTTGTTTTATAGAAAACAATTGCTCTATATTGCTTTCCTTTATCTAAGCCCTGTTTGTCAAAGCTTTCAGGATCGTGAAAAGTAAAGAATTGTTTAACCAATGCTTTGTAATCTATTCTAGTTGGATCATAAGTTACTTCGATCGTTTCTACATGATTCGTGTTTCCTGAACAAACTTGTTGATACGTTGCTGTTCTTTTATCGCCACCCATATAACCGACTCTAGTTTGAACTACTCCATTCACACGCATAAATTTATCTTCTTGACCCCAGAAACACCCTCCGGCAAAATAAGCCACATTAGTTCTTGAGCCACCTTTTCTTCTTTTTGTTTTCTTTTTGTTAAAACAATCTTTATATGGAGCACACGAACTCCTCATAGTAAAACCTTTAGCACCCTTTTTACATTTTTTCTTAGAGTATTTACGAGGTAATGTAAATACTTTGTTGTCGCTTTTACGAACACATTCTTTATCAGAAGGTTCAAGATTACAACAATCTTTCATATATCTTTTATATTATATTATATAATGATTAATACTCATAAAGATTTAGTTCTACTCTTTTTATCTAACGCGTTTGTGACAATCTTTCTAGTTCATTTAGTTAAATTTCCTCATTGGTTAACTGAATCCCCTCAAATCATCGATGAATATTATGTCAAAGATATCTTTGTCAATACATTCTTAGATTTCTTCTATATCTTTGTCTATCTACATATCTCATTTTATGTCATCGATAAATTTAATGTGACCAGCAATGTTTCTAAGATGTCTGTTATCGCATTTGTAACATCAACTCTAACAGCATTCATTGTCTATTACTTCAGAAACACAAAGAAAACGAATGGATTCTTTTCTAGGTTCTATCACCAAGTAGGATATAGCGTCTGTATTTATGATATTGTGATCGTGTGTTCAGTTTATTACATCTATCAATATCTTAAAAATGAATCCTTCTGAATCTTTCTGAATCTTTAATTTAAAGAATTCTTTCCTAGATTAATTTAACTGAATGACAAGAAAGGCAACTATTCCCAAAGCGTTGAGAGAACAAGTGTGGATCCAAGTTTTTGGAAGAACTTTTGAAAAAAAATGTTATATCAAGTGGTGTCAGAATACGATCAATGTTTGGGACTTTCATGTAGGACACGATATCCCTGAAAGTAAAGGAGGAACATTAACAATTGATAATCTAAAACCGATATGTGCTCGGTGTAATTTATCTATGAGCGACAATTACACAATTAAAGAATGGAATCGTTTCAAAAAAAATGAGAATAGTAGATGTAAATTCTTTTCGTGTTTTTCTTGTTTTTCTAAAAAGGATAATGTTGATGAAGGGATTGGTCACTGATTCGATTCAATTGGGGTTACTACTTGGATTTCTTCTGCGCCTTCCGAGTCTCCTGATACACTAGAGACACTAGAGCCTCCTTCTGATACAGGTTCTCCCTGAACGACCTTGATATCTCCTTGATTGACTGCTCTCTCCGTTTCAATCTCATAAAGGACGCTCCGAAGACATACAGCGAAAGAAGAACCAGAATGGATCCGTCCTGTCTTGTCATCCAGAATAGCGGCATAACGCTTGTATTGGGGGTCTTGCGTCCAAGCAAATCCCTCTCCTTCCTTTGGTTCAAACTCTTCAAAGAATGAACGCATGTTGTTGTCTCCTAGAATTGCATCCTTCATCTGCTGAACAGACTTCGTCCACATATCATCGGTTCCCTTATTAGCAGACATCTTTTCTCTTTTCTCTTTTATCTGTTCTCTTTCTCTTTCCTCTGTTTGTTGTTTAATGGTCCAATGAAAGAGGAAAATCAAATTTACTAGTTTGTTAGTTAAGAGAACAAGAATGACCTTGACATAGAAGTTGTATCATATCAACCGTTTTTACCATCGTTTTCTGAAGGAGCTCATTGTCTTCTTCTAGTTTAGCAACTCTCTCTGCAATGTGATTATCTCGGTAATGAACGGTTTCGTGCTCTCGCATTTCGTATCTCTCTTGACTTTCCGCCTGATACATAGAGTACTCATCTAGTTGTTCCTCAACGTAATGAATTGATGCTAGTCCCAGATTTGGAATGAACGTCCAAAAGATAAAAATTGACCCCAAGATAACTGTGTATTCAAGGAACGTCCTTTCGTTTTCAGTTAGATTCATTTTCTTATCTTTCTTATCTTTATCAAAAGAGTTCTTTTTTTGTGTAGTAAATTTGATTTAAAATTAAATCAAATTCTTTAATTAAACAAACCATAACACGATGAAGTGTTATTAATCTTTATGACAAATAAGGATCCAGAAAAATCAATCTTACCTCAAGATCCCCCCCTTAGATACAAGAATCCATTTAATACATCACATTTGTTCTGTATCGACTCGTGTGCTGTGTCCGTTGTATACGTTATCTATGATCCTAAAAAGAATGTCATCGTTGAGTCTGGATCTTCGAGAGCTTGTGGTCACAATCACGGACGAAATTCAATCCATGCCGAAGAAATTGCTCTTCATTATTGTCGACAGCATGATAAGCGTAATCGGTTCCGTATCTATATTTGGCGCTATTCTAGGGGCGGTCATATAAAAAAGAAAGAGTGCTGTGATTCTTGTACAAAACTCTTAAAAAAGTATCATTATGAAGATAAAATCTTTACATTTGACGGAGATAAATTTGTTACCGCTATTTCAGATAATCCTGAATTGTCATTGTGTTATAAGATAAAGTATGGCCTATAGCCTATAAATGTGATTATTATAATCGATAAATCAATAGTATTATTTTTATTTTCCTCCATCTGGATCACTACGGTAACAATTTCTCCAAGTGTGTGGGTGTGGGTCAGAACCAGATATATCAGAACTATGATCTACACCATCAATCGGCGCAAATGAATGATATGCTGAATGTTCAAAGTCCTCAAAACATTGCTTGATAAGATCTAAATCATCTATAGAACTCAATATCTCATTGTAACAAGCTACAGTGTTCCTTCCTTGATCGCGACAAGCATTTCCTTCTACTGACGATAACCCCAATGTGTCATTTTCTAAACACGTTCCAATGTGAGTTTCAAAAAATTCTTCCGTACAACGAATAGTAGTATCATTATTATTCGGACGAGCCGGATGTGAATGACAGATAACTGTATCATCCGTGTCTATATTACAGCAAGCGGTATGATCATTATTAACGCAATGTTCATGTAATGATAATTTCACAGCATCAGATATTTTTGTTTTACAATCTTGAATACTATCGCAAGAGGCGGTTTGTTGTCTTTGTTGTGCTGGTTGACCTGGTTGACCTGGTTGTCCTTGTGCTGATTCAAATACCGTTCTTATTTGGGTTAGAAGATATGGTGTTATTTGAGAATTATTATTATCTTCTAGAAACGCAATAACTGCTTCCTTATGAACGTCTTCATTTAGTATAGATTGTATTAGGTTTCTCTCTGTATTCATAGCAATATATTCGTTCATACGAGTTTGATCTTCTACTAAAAACGCACCGTATGCTTGATTTACATATCTTTCATATTGTTCGGTAAACCATTCGCTATTTTTTAATTGATCGGTATCTAGTCCCTCAACAATTATTGGATATAAACTTATTTTACAAATATAGCATGAGATTAATAGAACTGATAGTAGTAAAAATATTCTGAACATATTCATTTTTTTTACTGATTTAGTCAATGATTTTAAAAAAGACTTAAAATAAGACATAGTATACTATATACAAATATAAAAAATGAGTTGTGATGAAAGAAATAAAATTGATTTTGTGAATGAATGTATCTCCTCAATTTACTGTAATGCTGAATGTATTGGTCAAATGACCGATGATATAATTGATGATATAATACGGAATAAGATTGATGCATCAGTACCTACCTCGTTTTCCACTACACGCAGAAAACAGACACAAGATAGATCCAGCGAAACCAAAGATAATACAAAGTTCAGTTAAAGTATCCTCATCTGTTCTAAACCCGGTCTCATACTTATGAATAATGTTGTAGGGTTTCGGACAGTTTGATCCTCTTTCATCTTTCTTTGAGATGTCGGTGCTCATCATAATAGACGTATGATATGTATTGACGCGATATACGTGACCAGTATATTCATCTGTCTCATTGCGATAAGTCTGGAAATACGCTCTAATATCACACATAAAGTTTAGCTCACAGCATCCGTATTCTGAATACTCACAAGATTCAGAACCATATGCTTCTGCATAATCAGAGATCATATCATTAAATCTGGGACAGTTCGTTCCCAGAACATCGTGCTTATGAACGACTCTCGGATCAATGTGAATCCCTTGAGAATAGAATGAACTGTTTTCACCATCTAAACCATTATCACCGTCCAAACCACATACATCGTA